GCGACCCTGGCTGGTGCAGCACAGGTTGCCGGCGGGGCTGACAAGTTTGATCCAGAGTCAGAGGCCAGGCGGCTGCTTGAACTCATGGAGCTTTCTGGGGTTCTTCCCGCGAACTCAATATCTTCGCTACTTGGCGACAGTGCTATGCTGACGGCAGGTGGGACAAACATTGATGATCTGTCCGACGAGGTAGAGGACGAACAAACGTATGAGTGATGACATGTCCCAGGGTGAAGACAATCTTGAAGCCGCAATGGAGCAGGTGGCCCGAACTACCCGGCTGTCCCGCAAAGCAAACACTGGATCCACACCAGGTGCACCCGCAGAGAAGCAGGTTCTAATACGTGCGAGCGAAGCGGATCATGAGCGTTGGAAAGAAGCAGCTGAGTTCGTCGGGAAATCTTTGGCCGAGTTTGTGCGGGAAACAATGAACGCAAAAGCCACGGAACTGTTGGATTGCCAACACCCCCAGGAATATCGTCGCATGTACCCGTGGTCGGATGTGTGTCTGAAGTGCGGCAAGCGGCTCAAGTAGTCCCGTTGCGGAAACGTTCTAAGAAAAAAGAAGCGGAATATCGGCTGCGTCGGCCGTTTGTGGCTGACATGTTGGATCGGTTCCCCTGGTGTTATGCGTGCAAAGTGTTTGCGGGCCACGACGGTGTAGCCATATTTACCCAGAACAGGGCGTGCGATGTACACGAACTGGTTCGCCGATCCCAAGGTGGTTCCATATTGGATGAGGACAATTGTGTGACGGTATGCCGTCCGTGCCATACCCGTATAGGGAATTACCCCCAATTGGCGTTTGATTTGGGTTTAGCGAAACACGGCTGGGAACGCGATAGTTGACTTTGTTACACCTACCCGATAATGTGGCATTTATGACAACTAACCTAGAAAACACCGACACAACCACCGTTTACACCAACGCCAAAAGGGCGCAATCCAGTCTCGTGCGACACATTGTTTCGTCGTGGGAAAAACATGTTGGCGAAGACATTGCTGACATGAACGATGAAGAAGTTCACCAAGTTGCGCAATGGTTCCTGGGCGATGCGGTTAGTTATTTGCGCGAATACGCAAACGGACCCGTAGTCACCGAAGAAATGGTGGACACCGTTAGTGAAACAACTAGCGACCCGTCACATTCGTGGGCGGTACGCATAGCGTTCAGCAACCCTGAACACATCGCACACATAGCGAACGGGCTAGAAGCAATCACGAATAGTTACTAGTCCCCGAAGAACCCGTCTATCGCCCCCTGATGGACGGGTTCGTCTATTTTTGTGGACTAACATACCCGTATGTCCCCAATGTGGAAACAATTACGAGAGTTCTTTAATCCAACGGTTGTAGTCGGCCTGGATTTGTCACTAACTAGCACGGGTGTTTCGTACAACGGTGAAACATACACAATCCAAAGCCCGTACAAAGGTGTAGAACGACTATCCGATATCCGTGACAGGGTTACTTCAGCGATTATCCGATCACACGCCGACATTGTTGCGATAGAGGGCTATTCGTTCGCATCCCGTAATAGCCACGCCCACGCATTGGGTGAACTAGGTGGTGTCATACGACTACAAATGTACGAAATGCGACGACCCGTAATAGAAATACCCCCAACTACCCGTGCGAAGTTTGCGACAGGTAAAGGAAATGCGGGTAAATCAGAAGTTGTATCCGCCATATCCGCACGAACAGGAATAGTTTGGAACGGATCAGGTGGCGACGATCGCTGCGATGCCTGGATACTAGAAGAAATGGTGCGCACACGACTAGGGCTACCCAAGTACGACTGGCCCGCAGTATCATTATCTGCGTTAGACAACATTGACTGGAGTCCCATTGAGAAGTAACCCGATCAGCCAAGTAGACATTGAGAACGAAATACTACGACTAATGGACGCACTAGAAGAAGAAACAGAAACGTTTGAAACATTAGCCATAGATTTAGCGAAGAAAGAATCCGCATACAAATCCCATTGGGCGCAAGAGTACCTATCCGCCAAAGGATCAATCAAAGAACGTGAAGCGTGGGCGGACTACAAAATGTCTGATCAGGGGCTCGCATACAAGATCGCAGAAGGTCTACTAAAAGCGAAGCGTGAGAAACTATTATCTATACGCACATCAATGGATAGTTTGCGTACACTCAATGCGAACGTGCGAATACAAACACAACCATAACCCGAGGCACCCGAAGGCACTATGACCGACATACACAACATCCACGAATCAATCACTTCGCTAGCGAAACCTGTAGACACACTCCTGCCATTAGAAGGCAACCCTCGTAAGGGCAATGTTGATGCGATCACAGCGTCATACGAAGAGTTCGGACAGGTGAAACCTATTGTTGTGCGACCTAACGGGGACGGAACAAGCACTGTTCTAGCAGGCAACCACCAACTACAAGCAGCTAAACGATTAGGTTGGACACACATAGCAGCCATAGAACTACCCGTAGACGACAAACGTGGCATAGCGTTCGCACTAGCAGACAACAGAACAAACGAACTAGGACGAACAGACGACGAACTATTACACACAATGCTCACACAAGTCATAGACGAATACGACTACCTAATGGAAGGCATGGGGTGGGACGACTTTGAAATGGCGATACTAGACGCACACGACTACACAACAGAACAAACACACGGATACCTGGCACCTGTCATACAAGAAATATCACCCGTCATACAACCCGTAATACAAACAAACACACCAACAGCAGAACGAAACATAGACGGCGATCTAGAAGCACCACAAGACACAAACACCACACAAGCCGTCATACAAGGCGCACCATCAATAGTCGCAAACGGAAGCAAAACAATCGTCCAATACACACTCGTCTTTGACGACCCAGAACAACAACGCGAATGGTACAACTTCATGCGCTGGCTACGAAACGATCCAGCAACAGACGGCGAAACAACCGCAACACGACTACTCAACTTCGTATCACAACACGCAAACTATTAACAACCACCAAAAACACACAAAACATCAACAAATACCAAATAACCACACCACAAATAACCACACCAAACCACATTGGTGAGCAAACCCCAGGCAGCACACAAGCAGCACACCCCAGGCAGCCAGGCCAAACGGGACAGGTATGCGGGACTGCGGCCTTCGGCACCAGGCCAGGGTCAGCGGGTAGTGGTGAGCTATTTTTTTGGGTGTGTGATTGTTTTGTTTAGTTTATTTGTTTGGGGTGTGTTGTGTTTGTTGTAGGTGTTGTATGAGTTTGTTTATTGGTTGTAGTAGGTGTTTGGGGATTAGGTAGAAGTCGTCCCATATTTGGCGGTGTTTGTCAAACATTTTTTTGGTTGTCCATTGGGGTTGTGTTTTGGGTGGGATTGCGAGCATGGCTCCGGTGTGTTGGGATATGAGTATGTATGCGTGTGGGGGATGTTTTTTGTTGTGGTATCCGTAGCAGGTGTCTACTATGGTGTTTTGGTGGGGGAATTCTTGTGGGTTCCAGTTGAAGTGGCGTGTGGAGCTTTTGACTTCTAGGTTTTTGTTTTCGTGGTTGGGGAGGATTATGTCTTGTTCGTTTTCGGTGAATTTGCGCCATTCGGTTTTGTTGGCGGCGATTTCTAGGTCGGTGGCGTATGCCTCGATTCCGTGGTCGTTCAAAAATTTTGCGACTTTAATGTTGTAGGTGTGGCCTATTTTGTAGGATTGTTCGTAGTTGAATGTCATGGTTTTCCGGTGTTTGGTTGTGGGTTTAGGTTATCGGGTTTGTTTAGTTTATGTTTTGGGGGTGTGCGGGGTCTTTTGTTGATAGGTGCATTGTAATAGGTTTCTGCTATAATTGGTTGTAAGGCGTTTGTAACATCTGTTAGGCTGATTACACCTGTTAGATCTTCTAAGAAGGCTCCGAGCCTGTCTGTATCCACCAAACAAAAGGTAGAACATTGATAAAAGCGGCAACAACAATAATCGTTTCTATTCAAGCATTAATCTTTGGAGTGGAGGCGGTTAGTGCCCCTGTTTCTGTTAGGCCTCCTGCGGTGGTGGTTTCGGCCCCCAATATTTTGCAGGTTGAGGGTCGTTTTGCGGATAGCCGCCAGATTGCAGTTCTTAGTGATTCTTACGGTTTTGGTGAGGTTTCGGATCGTGTTTCTGCGCTTCAGCGTGTGATTGGTACGGTTCGTATTGATGGTCATTATGGTGCGATTACGCGTCGCGAACACCTGGAGAAGCTAGGCGAACTTGGGCTTCCTTCCACGAATGTCCCTGCTGTCAAAGTCAGTGCTGGTTCGTATGACATTCCTTCGGACATTAAGCAACGTTGCCCTATGTGGGAGCCTACATTTGAGAGTATGGGTCTCGAGCCTGTTGAGGTGTTTTCGTATATTGCGTACCGTGAGTCGCATTGCAATCCGAAGGCGATCAATGCTCGTTGGGACAGTGCCGGCAATATGATTTATCATCTAAATAGGGATAAGTCGTGGGATTCGGGCTTGTTGCAGATCAATAGTTCTTGGATTTCTGCGGTGCGTAAGGTTTGTGGTGTTGATTCTGGGGATAAGCGCAAAGACCTTGAGGTTCTATTGGATCCTGTTTGCAATATAAAGTTTGCTAAGTTCATTATGGATAACAGTGCAGGGAAACTGGGCAACTGGCGGGTTTACTCGTCTAAGTAGTTCCCTGATTAAATGAAGGGAATGGGTTATGAGGGTTGTCGGGTTGATTGCGGTTTTGGTTTTCGCATTGCTTCACTATTTGGGATTTGTTATGAGGAATGACTAATTTGTGGGAAGCATTTTTTCACAAGACCCTGAGAGGACTGCGGTATCCGAGGAGTTGGTTTCGTTGCGACGGGATCTTGCTCTGGAGCGAGCCTTGTGCGGTCGCCTGTATGACACTTTGGCATCTTTGTCGGACATAACCGAGAACGACATTTTAGGTATTTCTGCGGCCTTGCAGGATTACCGTTCTTCCCGTAGTATCTGATTATGGTTATTAAACGATTACTGAAATGGGCTTGGCGACACAACGAGGAAAGTAAGAAATGGTCTGCGGGCACAAAGTCTTTTAGTTCGCCAATTTTTGATGATTTATCTGATCCCTGGAACGAAGATAGTTTGGAATGGGATCTGGCTATTATTCGTAAACGCATTCCTGCTGAGTATGGGAAGACTATTGATTGCGATTCTGGGTGGCATCAGATCATTGTTGATTGTGATCGCGCTTTACAGAAAATAGATCCAGATTATGTGCCTATACAGATAAAGCAAAAGTTTGGTGGTTTGCGTTTCTATTTCAACACGAAGTTCTCTCATCCTGCTAATCCGAATATTGATAGCAAATATGAAGCTTTGATGGCGACTGTCCGTTACTACGAGGATTTGGCGTCGGTTACCTGTGAAATATCTGGGACCCCTGGTGTTTTGATGAAGAAAGGGTCGTGGTTGAAAACATTGAATCCCGATTTTGCGCCGGAAGGATACGAAATTGTCATCTCCCCATTCTGATGAGTCATTCCCTGAGTTGTTGCGCCTCTTGGCAAATGTTATGGACAATCAGTCCGAAGTCTGCGCTGTCAGCCTAAATGCATCGTTTCTACGCGATCTTGCTGTTCGTCTTGAACTATTGGAAGCTAGTGTCGCCGAGCTTCTCCCTATGGTTATGGCATATTGGTCGGAAGATATCTGGTGTGCAGGCTGGATGCAAGATTTGGATACGCTCTTGACAGAGGGGGATCGCAAGATTCCGATGGTTGTTCGTGCATCAAATCTTTTAGGACGTATTCCAACGTATTCCGATTATAACGATTCTTTAGAAACGGTAGAAACTGAATGGCGTGAATTCTCGGGCATGGCTGAAACAGAACGAGAAAAATGGCGTGCTCTTTCTGAGCGACTCCTCACAGCTTGGCGTAATGACAATGGTCAGTTTCACCGGAAAGAAGCTATTGCGAAGTATTGGCCAGAATTCAAAGAATTAGAGTAACCCTTTCCTGCTTTGGTTTTAGTGCCAACAATTATTAAAATGGTACGAAATTCCAAACACATAAGTTCATCTTTTCGTGTAGAGTTGTCTGTATGCATGATCTAGAAATCAAAAAAGATGGAACCGCAAAGTTCGCCTACGCAGGGCAAATACCTTGGCATCGCTTAGGTAAAGCAATGGGCGGTTTGCAAACAGTTGATGCAATGCTTCAGGCGGCGGAGGCTGACTTCAGTGTGCATTTGACAAAAGTCGCTGCTGTTGATGCAGAAGGAAATTTCATTCTTGACAACAACGGGAAACCCGTAATCATTGATGACGCTCGAGCAACAATCCGACAGAACGACGACGGTTCTTTTACGCCATTCGCAATAGTCGGAACCAGATACCAGGTTCGCCAAAACCGCGAGATATTGGAGCGTGCGCTTGCCGTGGTTGGCGCAAGCAAAGGTGATGCGGTAATAGACACCTGTGGCGTTTTGCGTGGTGGGGCACGGTTCTTTTCCACGATAAATCTTGGGTCATTAGTTATTGATCCTGCTGGTGCCAGTGACACAATCGCAAGGTATCTAGTTGTATCTACGGGTCACGACGGTTTGTGGCCTATCAGATATGCCAATACGGACATTCGCGCGGTGTGTAACAACACGGTAATTATGGGTATTCGTGATGCTGAGAGGGTGTTTACAGCACGACATACCCCGAATGTTGACAACACTATTGATGATGCGCAGACCGTTCTAAGGATCTCAACACAATGGGCCGAAGGTTTCAAGCGGAGCGCCGAGGAGATGTTGAGAATTGAAATCAAACCTGGGTCAGGAAAACTGGACAAAGTGTTGAATAGGGTGTTTGTGGCACCGCCGAACGAGTCCGATCTGTTGAGGCAACGACGTGAACAAACAGTTTCGCTAGTTCGTGCTATTTACAGCAACCACAGAAACGTCGGCAAGGTTGGTAGCAATGGTTGGGCGTTGTATAACGCAATAGTTGAGTATGCGGATCATCACCGCAAAGCCGACCCTTACGATCGTGCTATGGCATCAATGGATGACTCATCGGATGTGACAAAGATGAAGATAGAAGCACATCGCGCCGTTCTGGCGCTTGCATAGATCGGCTAAAGTTGTATATGGACTTTGATGATGACCTCAATCCGGAAGAAGTAGAGTTTCCGCATTCCGAACTCCCTAAACCAATTTTATTTGAATTAAGCCAGTTCATTGCCGCGGCAGTTAAACGTGACATGAAAACCGCAAAGCTTGTAAACCATGTATTGGATCAGCTTTACGACGCCATTGGGGAAGATTACGCACCTACAGCGATCATGGGGTATGTTGCACGCCGGCACCGATGGGATATAGACATAATTGCCGAAGGGGCCGAGGTAGAAAACATTTTGCTTCGTGACCACAGCATTTTTGATGATGACATGTGGGCGAAGGTGTTGAACACCGACGCTATAAGCGACTTACATCACGAGGTTTACAAGCTTGGTGTGCAATACATGGATCGCGCGATAAACGAAGTTTTGTTATCCGAGAACAAAGAAGAGCAGATTTAGCCTTCTTCTATTGTGGCTACATTAAGTGTAGCCATCACTATTGAATCGTCATCAACACTGTTGACAACCAAACCAATATTCTCCATGATTAGTTCTGCAACCTCGGACATATCTTCTTCTAGTTCGGCGATTTCTTGATCGCTAGTGGTGTCGTCTAGTGCTAGGGAAACCAAAACATCAAGTATTTGACGATGAATTTTTAGGCGTGCTTCGGAAATGTTCATTGACAATGTTTAGCATACGGGGTAGTATGAGATCAATAACAACGCCGAAAGGCATTACCACACTAGGAGGATCCGAAGTGTCAGCATCACCCGTAACGCTGGTAGGAAACGTAACCAGCGACCCGAAGCTAGAATTTCTAGCAAATGGAACAGCAAAAATGGCGTTCAGTATTGCGTGTTCGCATTACTGGAGTAATGACGCTGGCGAAAAGCAAGAGAAAACATCTTTCTTCAATATTGTTGTTTGGAGAAACCTGGCCGAAGACTGCGCAAATACTTTGGAAAAAGGTATTCGTGTTGTTGTTACTGGACGACTCGAGCAACGCTCTTGGGACGACAAAACAACTGGCGACAAGCGAAGCACTGTTGAAGTTGTAGCCGACAGTGTTGGTATCTCCGTAACGGGGATTGCGGCGCTTACGCGCAAGCCAAGCAAGGGCGCAACTGGTTCACCAAGTGTTGGTGGAACACAAACACGTACCGCACAACCTACCCCTGCCCGCAAAGCACCAGCACCAGTCGCGGCTGCTCAAATCTTTGAAGAAGAGGAACCGTTCTAATGGGGGAATTTGATAAAGGCTGGGGAAAACAAGCGTACAAAAGTTGGGGACTAGCGATAGCACTTTTGATTATCGTCGTCTACTTAGGAACAAGATAATTCGTTAATTACTGTCAGAGAGCAGCAAACGAGCAAGGGGTGGATCGTCTACCGTGGGAACTTTATGCGATCCACCTCTTTTGTTGTATTTACTCCCACATTTCGTTTGGGAATGATCTGAAATCTCTTATTACTTGACGCTTGCGGTATGCCTGAATCATTAACGCACCAAGAGCAATAGGCCATATTGTTATAAACAAAACAATCTTCCTGGCGTCGTCGTTCATTCGCAGATTATAGAACATCCGTTTAGCCGTATCGGCAAACAGTCGGGTTTACAATTGTTTTATCCTGCTGTACACAGAAGGGAAGGTGATCCATGTCTAGTGGAAAAATCCACTCTAAATGTGCTGTCTGTGAGGTTTCTTAGAACGATTAGCCCGACAAGGTATCGTGCGGCAAGTCCGTCAGGGGAGTGCAGGCTTCTGGCGGACTTTAGCTGCGCAATCAGAACTGTGTTGTTATAACCCGTCCTGAAATGTGTTCTTTGGGCGGTAATTTTTCTACTGCAAGTGCGCGCAAAACCCAGCGATCCGTGCCATCGTATTTTGCCGCGAATGATGTCCGCCCGTGTACGACACGGTGGTTGTCTAAAACGAGAAGGTCTCCGGCGCGTAGTGTTACGGACTGCACCGATTGGGACACAGCCACCGATAGGTCTGACAAGGCTTGTTGTGCTTCGTCGTCTAATCCACGCATCAGCTGTGTGTCAAATATGATTATCGGTTTTTCATCGGTTCCTGAAAGGATAGGGGTGGTTATTTCTTGATCTTTTGCCCCACCATTCAGGAAACTTACGTCTATTGTCGTCGTGAATCTTGGCTCGGTCAGGATTTGTTTTGTTTTTTTGTCCAGTTTGCCAATGAAGTTCTTAGCCGAGGAGAAGGTAGTCCTTGCATTTTCGTCCCCTCGTAGGCAAAGTAGAACTACGAAACGTGGGCGATACGGGTGGAATGCTGTTTCGGTGTGTAGCAAAAGTTCTGTTTTTGAGGATGTTGATATCTGCTCGGCCGTAGTCCCCGGTTTCGGGTAAATGTTCTGAACTAGTGACCCGCCGTGTTCTTGCTGGTAGCCAATGTGATATCCAAGCGCCTCGGCGACATCGTGGATGATTCTGGACGGCAACTGTGGTGTTGGCGAGTTATGGGCATTGTTGTGTGGGGTTGGCGGTATATCCCCTACCGCCACTTGTGAAACAACCATTATCCCGCCGTTTTCGTGAATGTCCATGTTGGAGAAATGCCGTAATTTACGCCACACATGAAACGGGATTGTTGTAAATGGTCGCACATTTTTAGTCTAGTCTTGATGAATGGAAGGCAAAAAGCAGATCAAGGTCGCCGTCGTCACAGAGAGACCTGGAATGTGCAACACCGAGTATTACTACATTGATGATGATGTGAATAGTAGCGAAACTTCCATAGTGACATTGAACGGGATGGTATTATATTTACCTATCACACCAAAGGGGTAATCAATGTCTGGAATTATCGCACCATCAATCGTTAACTACGAATGGGTCGTCAGACAATCTGACCCCTCTTTCTTAAATGTGTCGTTTCCGTTCCGTGTCAAGATTAAATCAATCTGGTTTACCACACAAGTGAACTATGGTCCGACCTATGGTCTTTGGGGAACCACTGAGGGTGGGAGTGTAGATGAGACAAACGAAAGACTATTGCGTCTTGCGGCATTTAAGTCTAAGAACTCCAAGACTCAGCACAGTATTTACGATAACCCAAACGACGGAATGGCTGTATTCAACGATGCAGGATATGACGGCGACATTGACGAAACTCTAAAGCCAACAATGTGGCTTGGAAACCCTGATGACGCTGCTGGAAGAATCGGCGCATTCTCTACAAATGGATTCGTTAGCACCACGCCAAGTCTTCGTAGCACCGCCGCGACACCTATTGATAAGTCAAGTGTCACAAATAGCAGTTGGAACGAGAGCGAGTACAACGCCAATACCTACCTCGCAGATGTTGCGGTTATGAACATAGACGAGATGTTGCAGTTGTTCGTCTACGCTGCCGATGGCGACTGGACAGGCTACGAAAATGACGCAAAAGTCACAATCTCGGTTGCTTACACTGGTATGCACGACGAAGAAAAAGCATCAGCCACAGCCAAGCCGTGGACAGAGTGGTGGAACGACTAATCTTGCCGGATGGCACTGAAGACGGTCTGGTTCTGGAAAGGACCACCACTAAATAGCAAATGGTCAGTTGTGGCCGCTTACGCCACGGGGGAACACCCTTACCCGTCCACGGTTGAGGGGGATGTTTGCCCGACCGAATCAGAAGCACATTCCATATGCTCCATAGACAAGAGTGGCAATCTCGTCGTAACACTACTGGATGAGCAATTCTCTTTAGTTCCAGACCTTTGGTATATCTTAGAAGAGACAACGTTTCCCACAGACATGGTTGCACTCCATGCCATGACTGGTGGTGCATTCCCTAACGGAACAGTTGTTGCTACTGGGGATATAAACAAATTTGGTTTTAAAGTATCTGACCGAGTTGGATTTGCGAAGTGGTTTAGAGAAGATTCACGGCTTCAGCAGGTTTCCGTAGGTGAGAATTGGCGCAGAATGCGCATCAGCACAGCACTAATAAGCGTTGCAGACATGGTTGTTAAGTCCGGAAACTACGGACCGTATCTAAACGGTGGCGATATTACAACGGCCGACGGAGAGAAGCTACGGGAGGCGTGGGCTGAATCCACTAGGGTCACTCCGCGAATTGGTTCTGTATCCTGATTGGTGATAGAACCTATCTAATCTAGAAATGTGATACGAAAAGGCTTCTGATCGCCATTAGGTATGGCATTATATACCCCTATGTTTATCGCACTTTTTATCGCACTTACAGCAGCCATTTCACTCCACATGCTTGTTATGAACTCCGTTGACAATTACAACAGTTACGGGGATAACGGTAGATCGTTCCGAGAGTGGACCGAGTTTGAAAAGCAGAAGCTAAAACTTTAGAATCAGTTTGGTGTTACAGGGCGCTTCCGTGTTGATTTGACAACACCGTGCATGTCATGTGTGCGCAACGGGTGCCCCATAGGCAAGCGGTGACGCTTTCGTCCAGCTTTGGTTCCTGGCAATGTTTCTATTTCTTTAGTAATAGGGTTTGTTCGTGTTCGTTGTTGCGAGCCTTTGGTGCTCGGTTTGCGTCCCTTTGCCATTTAACGATTGTCCCCGTTGCCTTGTATGGTGTCATTTTTTTGACGATCCAGAAGTTTGCTGATATTCATAGCGGCAATATCGGCTAGTTTGATATTAAGAACACTAGCAATTTGTGCTACGTACCATAATACATCCCCTAGTTCTTGGGCGATTGCATGTCCAGCATTGTTGTCTATAACTCCAGAATGGTCACGGATTATCTTCTTTACCTTCCCAGCGACCTCGCCAGCTTCGGATGTTAAGCCAAGCGAAAGATATTCAATGGCTTTGTCGGGCGGGTATATGGCGGTTTTGGATGTTTGTCTCTGGTATTCGTTGATTGCGTTACTCCGGGGCATCTGCATAAAACACCTCAAATCCATTGTCTGTTATTTGTTCCGCCAGTGTTTCATAGTAGGTGTCTAGATCCTCGGACTTGGGTTCTTCGTAGCCAAGACGAAGCGCACCACGAAGGACGGCTGGGTAGCGAAGGTCGCGCATAACCTGACCCCCAGGATAGATAAGTGGCGTGTCAAATGAAACTTTACGGCCGATCTGCAACGAGTATGGAATGGTTATGTATACAACATCTTCGTTTCCGGTTTCAGCATGGGTGAAAGTGAGGCATTCTTTTACGGGCGAATCTGGTTCGGCGAACAGTTTCGCTAGATCGTGCCCGCTTGTTTCACTGGGTTTGAGTGAGCAAAACCCTTCCGCAACGAGTGTGATGCTGTCCACGCCCCATCCCTGTCGTATCAGGCATGCCCCATTTAGGAGGGTGTTCATTCGTTGTTCTTTGTCTATTCGGTGCGTATTGGCTAGTTGTACCAATATTGCCAGCTTGTCTCCACGCCACCCAAACAGGTTCATATTGAGATCTTCACCTATCCCTTCCGACTGGACGGTTAGGTCTTTGGCTACCTGAGTTGCTTCAACCGCCAAGGCAAGCTTGTCAAATGATGATGGGAATAATCCTTCGGTATTTATCACAAAGAGAATCTATCGGGTGTATGGTGATCCTAATGTAATGGGGTTGCAATTTGGGAAGTTCTCACATACTAGGATTTTCCTATGGCACAAAACAAGAAACCACAAACAGGCAAGAAAAAGGCTGCACCGAAAAAGTCCAGCAACGCAAAGAAGCCGGCAAGTTCGGCGTCAAAGCCAAAAGCAAAGCAGCCAACTCCTGCACAAGTAAAGACGGAGATTGAGCAAGCTGTTGCAGAGGTTAAAGACGTAGTGAATACTGTGCAAAATGTAATCCGAGCCAACGATATAAAGTCGGCGGGATTGCGCAAGCGCATTTTGTCTTGGTTTAAGAAGTAACCAATTCATTCAATACCGAACACAGGATACATCTCTTCGCAGTCAGGTTCAGTTCTACGCGGCGATTGTCGTTTAGAACTGGCAAAACTTCCTGCGGACAGCGTTGACTCGGTTGTCACTGACCCGCCATACGGGTTGGAGTTCATGGGAAAAGAATGGGACAAGCTCTCACGGAACCTTCTTCACCCTGACAGTAACGCAGATCAAAAACGCAAAGAGAAGTATGCGAGCGACTATCGCGGTCGGAGATCCAATCTTCCCGATCTAGGCGGTACAGGTGAATATGGCGAAGCCATGCAAAAATGGCACGAGCAATGGTTGCGTGAATGCTTTCGTGTACTGAAGCCTGGTGGGTACCTACTCGCGTTTGGTGGATCACGAACATACCACCGTCTTGCCGCTGCGGTTGAAGACGCTGGTCTTCAAGTTTGCGATCAAGTGATGTGGATCTATGGATCTGGATTTCCAAAATCACTTAATGTTGGGAAAGCAATTGATCGCAATGCAGGTGCCGTTCGCAAAGTTGTTGGTTACAACGAGAACATAAATGTTTACGATAACCGGCACGCTTTTGGGGACAGCATGGTTGGAAAAGAATATTTGAAGTCGCAAATAACCGAACCTGCTACTGATGATGCAAAGAAGTGGGACGGTTGGGGTACGGCATTGAAGCCAGCACACGAACCAATTATTGTTGCTCGCAAACCAATATCAGATGGTAGTAACGACACGATTTCGCTTCGTGAAGGTATGGGGCGTTTTATCTATTGTGCCAAACCGAACAAGAACGAACGAAACGCTGGGCTCGATGGACTTCCCATAAAAAGACCTGACACGCGAACCACGAAGGGTATGGGCACGTTTGAGGAGAAGGGCGTGGCGGAACAGCGAAATCACCACCCAACCGTGAAGCCAATAGATTTGATGCGCCACCTGGTAAGACTTGTGACACCAGTAGATGGAACTGTTGTTGATCCATTCCTTGGCTCCGGTACAACGGCCGTTGCGGCGATACTGGAAAAGCGTAATTGGATCGGTTGTGAAGTAACTGCAGATTATTACGAGATAATAGACAAACGGATAATTTGGGCAAACAATAAGGTTGCCAATGCTGATTGAAGGTGACTGCCGTGTCGGTATGCGACAAATACCCGAAGGAACAATTGATGCGATCGTTACGGATCCACCATACGGATTAGAGTTCATGGGTAAAGGCTGGGACGCACCGTGGAAATCAAGTGGCGATGTAATTGCCGATCCATCTAGCGTTGGCGGGTTTCAGGATGGTGCTGGGGGAAATCCTTTTTCGCGGAGCAGAATCAGGTACGGGCGAGGAAACGGTTTCCAGCAATGGTTCACGACTGTTGCAGATGAATGTTTTCGCGTGCTGAAGCCAGGTGGTTTTATCGTTGCTTTTGGCGGAACCAGAATGTTCCATCGTCTTGTCTGTGCGGTGGAGGACGCTGGGTTTACTGTTCAGGATAATGCTATGTGGGTTTACGGTTCTGGGTTCCCTAAATCGCACAATGTTTACAAGTCGCTTTCAAAAGAGTTTGGCGAGGACTCTGAAATAGCCCAAAAGTGGAATGGCTGGGGCACAGCGCTAAAGCCCGCACAGGAGCCAATCCTTATAGCCACGAAAGGTATTCCAGGGAGCCTCCTCAACGGGAACAAAGTGATTTATTGCCCAAAGGTCGGTAAGGCAGAAAGAAACATTGGCTTGGATCATCTTGACGCCAAGAAACGTGCTGGTTTCGCGGGTGCTTTGCGAGCCGAAGAAGATCTTGACCCACTGAGTAGGAGATTTCTTTCGGAGCCAGTAAAGAATACGCACCCCACCGTAAAACCGATATCTTTGATGCAAGATCTCATCAACCTTGTAACCAGCGAAGGTGAAACTGTATTGGATCCATTTCTTGGCTCTGGAACAACCGCAGTCGCAGCTGTTTTGAGTGGACGCAAATGGGTCGGTTGCGAGATGACCGACGAGTACATGCCAATAATCAATGGCCGACTAGCATGGGCTGAACAAATGAAAAGGGAGAAATAAATGCTTCTGCACGGTGACAACAGGCTTCGTCTTGGAGAAATTGCTGACAACAGTGTTGACTCAATTGTCACCGATCCGCCTTACGAGCTTGGCTTTATGGGCAAGGCATGGGATGGTTCAGGCATTGCGTACGATGCGGAAATGTGGCGTCAATGTTTGCGAATTCTAAAGCCAGGTGGACACATATTGGCGTTCGGCAGCTCGAGAACATACCATCGGATAGCTTGTGCGATAGAGGATTCAGGATTTGAAATACGTGATCAGATCATGTGGATTTATGGTTCTGGATTCCCGAAGTCACTAAATGTCAGCAAGTCGCTCATCAAGCAGGACGAGAATGTTTCCAGTGCCGACGAGTGGGATGGTTGGGGTACTGCGCTCAAGCCAGCACATGAGCCGATAGTGGTCGCCAGAAAGCCACTTGATGGGACCGTAGCAAAGAATGTTGTCCAGTGGGGAACTGGTGCGATAAACATAGATGCTTGCCGGATTGGATACGAAGACGGCGAAGTTGACTTTGACCGCAAACAAAGACAACAGCATTCCGATGGTGCGGTAGAGGGATCATTCGGGGCAGCATCGTTGATTGGAACCGAGATAGCAACCTACAAAGAGGGCGGTCGCTGGCCAGCAAATGTTATCCACGATGGATCCGAAGAAGTTGTAAGTCTTTTCCCTAACAGCAAAGGCGGCGCATACCCTGCCAAGCGTGGACAGTCCGTAAATACAACGTTCGCCAGTGGGCAAGAAACCGAAGGCGGATTCCGTGCGATGGGTGATAGTGGCTCGGCAGCACGATTCTTTTACTGCGCAAAATCATCTTCTGCCGAAAGGAATACAGGTCTAGATCACCTTGAGGCTGTTCCGGCAGGTGGAATGAAAGGGCGAAATGATGGTTCGCTTGGTTCCGTAACGATGTCGCAGAATCATCACCCAACCGTTAAGCCAATATCGCTTATGCGCTATTTGGTTAAATTGGTAACACCGAAGGGTGGCACTGTTCTTGACCCGTTCTTGGGTTCAGGTAGTACAGCAGTTGCTGCGATACTTGAGGAATGTAGTTGGATCGGATGTGAGATTACCGACGAATATATTCCGATTATTGAGGCTCGTGTCTCCCACGCGCTTGCTCAAAAAGAAACAATTCAGCTTTAGCGTTCGCCAACTCTAGTTTTAGGCGCACTATTTCTTTTGCATAGTTATCAAGGCGTAAATAGAGCTCATCTAGGCTCATAGCACGACCTTCACTCGGTTCATGGTTATTCATTGACAAGATCCATTAGCTGCTTGCCAACCCATTGAGCAACTGGTGAAGCAACTCCGTTGCCACATTGCTTGTAGCGATGCGAATCGGGCTGAATGGTTCCATCGGCGCGATACTTTGTGTGGTCATCGGGCCATCCCATCAGCCTCTCGCATTCAAGTGGCGTGAGCCGACGTACTGCCATCTCGGGCTCACTGTTATGCATCTGTATGTGTGGCTCGTTATCTCCACGACGAGACTCCGCACGAAGGGTTGGCACGGTTCCTTCCCAGACACCACCTCCCAGACGAACCATTGTTCCAGGTTGAAATACGGTAGGTTCCTCAATCGGTTGTGCAACAAAGTCGGATGAGTCGCGGCCGACGCGAAGCGACTGGGAGATCCCGCTTGTATTTATGCTCTGGTTGTATCCGTCATACTGGATCGGTTCGTTATTAGGTAGCACCGTTTGGGAGACAGCGTGAACATCGGTTGATGTGAGTGTAAACATCGGACCGTCTTCTTCGGTGTAGCCCTTTCCTGCCGGACCGTTGTGGTCTTGGCGACCGATCACATTCCCCTGAATCCCATAGGCGACTGCAGGGTGATCAACGGATTTGATGGTTGGCGATATGTTGTCATTGACGGTTGCGCTTCGTCCGAATGTTGAATCAAACGAATAGAAAACAGACTGAGCACCAGTTTGATCTATCGTGTACGAGGGGGCGCCATCTTCCCCGACACCAAGACCGTTCTGATGTTTCTCTATGTCGCGACCGTCCTGAATCGGAACAACCACTGCAGGGGTGTTCCCACCACCTGTTCCCATTCGTGCCGCAAGAGTCGGGCTAACACCATCAAACATTCTTACGCCGTCTTGCCTGTGGCTTGGGTCAAAAAACAGCGGTTCGGTTATTAGTGTTTCACTTCCGCCACCTAAGTCACCACCGTTAGAGCGCAGGGTTCCAACACCTTCGGTGTAGTTGGCAAATGACGAAGGAGTGAATCCCTCAACAACCATATGACCAGAACTTACATCCTGATTTACTACGGTTCCGTGGTGGTAGATGCTTGCTCCGATTGCGTTGACGATTGCGTCATCTGCTCCAGTGCCTTCTGTAAGCGTGGTGGAAGCAACTTTCCTCTTCGGTTTGCTCTTCTTAGGATCCCCTGGCACGCTTTCGGCGACAGGTAGTAACGGGGTTGGACATTTTGCGGCGATTCCAGAATCAAAGACAGCGACGACGAAACAGCGGCGTCGCCTTTGGGGCACTCCAAAGTGCTGAGCGTCCAACAAGGCCCATTCAATTGCCACCGCCCCTGCTTTGGCCATTTCATCGAGGACGCTCCCGAAATCCAAACCTCTGTTGGAAGAGAGTGCTCCTGCGACGTTCTCCCAAATAGAGAACTTTGGGTATTTTCCATTAGTTTCCTCCCGTATTTCTTTTATGATTCTGATACCTTCGTGAAATAAACCTGATCGTTCACCGTCAAGACCTTTTCGCCTTCCGGCAACACTGAGATCCTGACAGGGACTTCCCCACGCAACAACATCAATGACGGGTGCGTGCTCAAGGACATACTTGCCTGTGAGGGTTGATACATCGTCCCACTTGGGAACGGTTGGCCAATGATGCGCAAGTATGTTGTTTGCGTTTTTGTCCCACTCACACTGGAACGCTGTTTGCATTCCAGCATTCTCGAGACCCATATCAAATCCGCCAACGCCAGAAAAAAGACTGAGAACTTTCATATACGCAGCATAGCACGATTCCGTGCTTATTTCCTACTTTTGGGTGTTGCGAGGGCTGCTTGTGTCGCCTACCGATTTATAGAGGCCCCCGATGGTTCCCATGCTTTTCGTCATTCCGTCAGAGATCCGAATGCGCTTGACCTCGCGTGTGAGTGCGGTTACTTCTGCACTTAGCTCTAGTACCTGTTTCCGTAGATCGGCAATAACTAAATCAAGTCTGTCTTCTGACATTTTTCCCTCGTTGTCTTACGCCCAGGCTTCCAGTGTATATCTATGCCACCTTACAACATCGCCCATTGTTTTGTTGCCCCATGTGTATCCACCTGCCAATGCGAATACACCAGTTTTTGCAGAGCTATCAATAAACGACCTAACCATTCTTTCGCGTGCGATAATCTGTTCCTCGGAAACCCCAGAGTTGAGGGGATCCATGCCGGCGTTGTAGATGACCAAATCGTAAAGATGATTTATTTCGGTTGCGTAGTCCAATGTTCGTTCAATATCGTCCAAATACTTGTCGGGTGTTGTCTGTGTGAACATATCCATGCCCATTGGATCCCAGACATCAAACGGCGATACCGTCACATCAACATGGGTCACCTTTTTGTGCATATCTAGCGTTGTAAGCATTTCGTTCGTCCCACCCCCACCGTGGGCGTCAAAGTCCACTATGAGCGTTCTACGGCCATTAGCGACCGCCTCAAGGGCTCCTACAACCAGCCCGTTGAAGGTGCAGAAGCCAGATCCATGATTAGTTGAGGCATGGTGCAGACCTGATGAAAGACTTCCCGCCAAACCGCCTGTTCTGGCGACCGTACTTACAGCCGCCACGATTCCGCTGTTCTGCGCAACAGCCATATGGTAGATATTTGGATCCCAATCAAAGCCGTTGCTTTCGGCAACGAATCTAGGTGTACCCGTTTTTACGGCATCAACATATTTCGGACCGTGAGCTTTGCGGATCCTATGTTTTGTCGCCTTCTCAAATTCGGATGGGTCGCGAACGACCACACCCTCAATTGGGTCATCAACCAAAGATTGATATATGTGTTGCGACTTCCGTGTTGTATCAAATGCGTATTTAGCGGATACATATGTGTCGTTATAGAAAACTGTTGTTGCCAAGGCTATTTAGTTCCAATTCTGATAGTCGTTTAGTATTTCCAAAAGGTCTAGATCAAACATTTCCTCTAGATATTTCACTACGAGCAAGTTTGGGATAAATGGTCGTATTTGTTTTCTCCCAATAAACGTGTCAAACGGGTGCTGTGCTAGTAGCTCCTGAATCGCCATTTCGGGATCTAATCCACGGGCGATAGCAATACCCCAGGCAGTAGATGTTGAACGTGACATTCCAGCATGGCAGTGAACCAGCAGATCGTCCTGCTCGGCGCCCCAAAGAACCAAATCGTTTATCTGTTCGTATTGCGGTGCGCTGGGTGATTTTATTGTGGTGTCGCCAAACTTGAAAACGCGGTGGTTTTTGTGACCCCAGTCGCATTCCCGTTCGTTTGGGCCCGCACTGATCACGGACTTGTATTCGTGGCATACCGCAGCAGCCTCCTCAATGTTCCGTACGACCGGAATTTGGACACCCGAAATCAGCCGTGGGGCAGCGTAGGACGCCGAATCCTTCGGTCGGTGGGTATGCGAAACAGGGGTTTTAGTAGCCATTTTTATCTCCAATAGGTTTATTTGTGTACATGTAATACTAGCCAGTAACCCCACTGAAAGCAACCCCCTGAAAAGTATGAATAAATAGGGTTGATTAATGTGACCCCCCACGGTAGGTTAACTAATGCCACAAGGCACCTACATAAACAAGGAAGGTAAACTATGAAGATCACCACTTATGAAACGGTGAAACAAGCCTCAAAGGGTCCGCGAGGACGCGCCCCATTGCCCGCATCTGAGAAGGCGCGTCGCATGGAATTGCGAAAGTTGCGTGTACGCCGTCGTGCGGAAGCCACACGTCGTGCCCACTATGTGCTCCAACACAAATACCCCGAGGAATTCGCCGTTGTATTCAACGAAGAGTTTGATCGGTTGTCCGAGGATTCGCGTTACAGCAGCATTTAGCCATTTCGGCAAGTATTGTTTCTATATGAAACGGGCGGTGGGAAACCATCGCCCGTTTTGTTATATATTGGCTTATGCCAGAATACCTGTTTGGGAACATAGAGTTTCACAGAGCCGACCGAACGCCGTGCATAATTTGTGGGCATCCAACCAGTGATTGCACCGCCGAAACACACAACAAGCAAGAACCGCTTGATGGCAAGAAACACAAAGTTATTGGTGTCGGTTTGTTTTCATCGCTAGATGAACGAACTATGCATTTAGTGGAACAAGATATATGGGCCGATGTACAAGTAAACAGTGAACTAACAAAGAAAATTTTACTTTACAGAAAAGGTCAGAACATAACTCTGCAACAAGCCCGCGAAGCCGGTTTGATTTAATTTCTTTAGTAATTATTCTTTTCACGGATTTCAGGACTGCGGGAACCGTAAGGTAAACTGGTCAATCCTAGAAACGCCAAGTGAAAGGCTTACACATGTTGTCATCGGAGTTCGTCGCTAAGTACAAGACACAAACACCACCCTGGGGATTTGGTGGTTTAGGCGAAATCGTTTATCTCCGAACATACTCACGCACTATCCCAGAGCTTGGACGCAACGAAACATGGCTCGAGACAGTTGAGCGTGTAGTTAATGGTGCCATAGAGATTGGCGCGACATGGAACGACGAAGAAGCAGAACAGATGTTTGATCACATGTTCAACTTGCGGTGCGCAATGTCAGGTCGTGCGCTTTGGCAACTAGGAACACCACTCGTAAAGAAGTTCAATGCTGCATCCCTCAATAACTGCTACTTCACGAACATAGAGCGTCTAGAGGACTTTGAACTGCTGTTTGATTATCTAATGCTTGGTGGCGGTGTCGGGTTCTCGGTAGAGCGAAGCAAAATACATGATTTACCAAAAGTTCGGCCTGGTGTTTCAATAACACATGTCCGCTCAAACGATGCCGACATTATTGTCCCCGATTCCCGCGAAGGGTGGCGCCGTCTACTTCACTCCGTACTCAAGTCGTACTTCAGCACGGGAAGATCATTCACATACAGCACAATTCTCATTCGTCAGTTTGGAGCACCTCTAAGCACGTTTGGTGGAACGGCGTCAGGACCGCAAGCGCTTATTGACGGAATAGAGGACATAGCAAAAGTGTTGTCTGCTCGCGAAGGTAAGAAGTTGCGATCAATTGATGTCCTTGACATTTGCAACCTGATTGGACGCATTGTTGTTTCTGGATCATCCCGACGCTCGGCGCAGATAGCAATTGGCGATCCCGACGATGTGTTATTCCTACGTGCCAAGAATTGGGGCGGCGGTGATGTCCCAGCGTGGCGTGCAAACAGCAACAACAGTATTTATGCTGACTACTACGATCACATAATGCCAGAACTGTGGAAGGGCTATACAGGGAACGGTGAACCTTACGGACTACTCAACCGCAGACTTGCACGGAAATTCGGGCGTCTAGGGGAAGTAAAGACCGACAACAGCATTGATGGTTTCAATCCATGTGCGGAGATTGCGCTAGCCGACGGTGAGTCATGTAACCTCGCAACAATATTCTTGCCGAATGTAACCAGCAAAGAACAGTTTGCGGAAATATCAAGACTTTTGTACATGTGCCAAAAGTGGATTACGCAAATGCAGTACCCGTACGAAAAGACCACAGAGATTGTTCGCAAGAACGCCCGTCTTGGACAAAGCATTACAGGTATTCTTCAGGCAACACCAGAACAGATCTCATGGCTTGATGACGGTTACAAGATGCTCCGAGACTTTGACGAGGATTACTCACGCAAACATGGGCTCAACCCGTCAATACGTCTAACAACGGTTCAACCATCTGGAACACTGTCATTGCTCCCAGGTGTAACACCAGGAATACATCCTGCTTTTGCGCCATACTATATTCGTCGTGTTCGTTTCGGGGCAGCGGATCCGCTTGTTGAGTCATGCAGGAAGCGCGGATACAAAGTCGTATGGGATATCGGTCTTGATGGTCGTGAAGATCACACGAAATATGTCGTGGAGTTCCCATGCAAATCTCCGGAAACAGCTGTTCTTGCGGCGAATATGACTGCTGTTGATCAGCTGGAGTGGGTGAAGAAGATGCAGACCGAGTGGGCCGACAATGCGGTATCCGTAACGGTTTACTATCGCAAAGAGGAGCTGGAACTAATCAAAGATTGGTTGGCAAGCAACTACGACTCGTCGGTCAAGAGTGTCTCTTTCCTTCTCCACGCAGATCACAATTTCCCACTTCCCCCGTATGAAGAAGTGGCATTTGATGTGTACGAGAAGATGCTTTCCAAAATAGACTTCACAGTGGCTCTCAACTCGGCCGCGGGAGAGGACTTGGACTTGGATAACTGCGCAACGGGTGCTTGTCCGATAAAGTAGCGGTATGGCACGGGTCCTCCGAGAAGCAGGAATACCGCAGCTATTAGAGAAGACGATTAAGGTAATAGAGAAACGCGGTCTTTCTAGTATTGCCACATACGATCCATTCACTAAACAGCCAGATATATATGGCGCTATCCTTCTAGCCGCTGGGGCTAAAGAACCGCTAATGGCTTCTGGTGCCGATAACGCTGTTGACTGCGATGTTCCGTTAGCGAACCATGCAAAGATTGATGTAGCAATTGACTACATAGAAGCAATGATTGACGAAGATCTTGGCGTGTGGACTTCATCAATGGGACAGCTTCGGGTGATTCGCATGCTCCGCAAAGCAATAAACAAAATAGGGTTCTCTACGCTGACTAGTTTTTGAACTCTGCCCAAGTCTTGTCGCCGACACCAAAGTACTCACGGGCGTAACCTGACTGTATTATGTCAATGTTCAAACAGGCCGTTGTCGGATCATCAACTTTGTCCGAGCTAAATATGCGGGCAAGAATGCGGCCGTATTTGTCATTCTTGTCTGGGATCGTGTTAACAAACACCCATTTGTGATTGGTTAGCCATTGTTCTGTGAAGTGTTTGGCTTCTAAACCCATCTTCTTTTCGGCAAGATCCTTGGTTCGGGATTCTGGTGTATTAACACCGTACAGACGAACCCGCATTTTATGGTGGATATTGAAACCTAAATCCACCATAAGCTCTATGGTGTCACCGTCAATGACCTTGAGCAGGGTCGCCCCATACCAATAGCGTTCGTTCATATATCCATTATCCCACATCAACTACTAAGTGGATACGACGATAATCACCAAGATTGTGGACGCTGTGAACCTGTCCTGTGTTGTTTATCTCCCACATTTCACCTACGCCAAATCTTTGTTTTATACCACCAACCACGAAATGACAATCGCTGTTGGTATGAATCGGTAGGTGGATTCTCCTCGTCTTTTGCAGGAAGTCGCCTTTGTCCATATGTGGGGATATCTCTGAGTTGGGCAAAAGACATACTATGTTCGCTCGCTTTATTTCCCCAGGGTAGTTAGAAGCAAGAATAATGTCACTTATAAGTGCTAAATGATCCTTAAATATCTCGTAGTTTTTGTGCGTAATGTTCCGGCTTTTTTTGGCATAGTCAAAGACAAGCGGAATGGTTAAAGTCTGTTTATGTCCAACAATAGTTTTTTGTCTATACGTGAATTTTCCCCACTCAGCAGGATCCAAAGAATCCGTAAGGGAAATCAATTCCTCAATATGCGGATAGAACCCAATCAGGTTGTAGAAAGAGGTTTTGTCCATATCCAATGTTAAAGCAAAACCCCACCCTCACCGAAATTACTCGGATTGGGTGGGGTAAAGCTTAATGCTTTTCAGCAATTATTAGGCTTCTGGAAGTCCGTCAAACGTTACTTCCACGAATGCCTCTGGGCGCTTCACAGCAAGTGCGAGGCGTTGCTCGGCGAGAATCACGATCGCGTTGCGCACGAAGAAGTCTGCGTGCTGCTCGCTGATACGGATACTTGCCTGCTCACGGTCGTACAACTGTGCTGCGGTACCGAATGCGCCGACAAGTGCGGTGCCTTCTGCAATCGCAGGAGTGTCAACGACAGGAATGCGCCACAAGCGTGGTTCGCCACCAAGTGCCACGGAAACAGCGACCAAGTACTGGCCGTTGCTGTCCTTGGACAACTCAATGTCTTCCCAATCGTTCGGGTGCATTACAACGCCGGTTGGCTCGTAGTACGCAAGGAACGACAAGGTAGCTGCACGACGAATCGCGTCTGCCTTGAGGTCGCCAACAGCGCCTGCTGACCAGCTGTAGGTCTGAATGCCGCTTGTGTTCAAGATACCTGTGAGGTTCTCGCCAGTACCGTCGCCATTGAGGATCTGTGTGTCTTCCAAAAGGCGAAGACCGTACATCAACTCATTGTCAATGATCGCGCGTAGTTGTGGCTCATCGGCTAGAACGTTGCGGTGTGCTGCTTCCCAGTGGGCAAGGGTGCGTACTGGAGCCTGTTGGCCCGAGAACACCATGCTTGACTGTGGCTTGGCTGCAAATGCTGAACCTGAACGTTCTGCTACCGATGCTGCGTTATTGGTGCCACCGCCTGCGGTTGTGAAACCGAGCTGACGGAAGTATTCAATAACTGCTGCATTGGTTGTGCGGGTTGGGAACAAGTCACGAACACGCTTTGTGCGGGTTGGTGCAACGACCATTGGATCGCGTTGGATTGTTCCGAATGAACCAGGTGTTCCGCTTGGGAGTGCCGAGTAGACATCCTTTACGTTGTAACCGTGGGTCAATGAACCCTTGACCTGCCAAGGCGAAATCATGTTTGCGCCGTTCTTGCCACCCTGAAGTGACTTGAACTCTGCCGAATCGAGGAACGCTTCGCCAAGTGTCTTGGCTTCACGTGGTGAAAGTTCACGAGCAATCATTGCTGCTTCTGCAGCAACTGAGCTACGTGCTTCTTCCGAACCCCAGCTGGAAACTTGTTCCATCTGCTCGAGACCGTCAATGAGGCCCTTGATTTCACGGATATCTGACATGTTCTTGTCAAATGCCGTCTTTTGTTCAGTGGACACGACAACTGTGCCCTCTTCAACTTTGAATGAATCTGCGATGGTCTTGTTGTCTGCCATCTTGGCGCGGAGCGCGCTTTGCAACTCCGTAAGCCTGCTTGTGTCTGACATGGATTTCTCCTAAATGAGAGTGGTTGGATGTTTTCTTTTAGGCGTTCAATCTGGGTAAGCACCCTTTAGTAAACAACCTCTAGTAAGAAAGGATAACACTACATAGGGTGCTATATATGCAACCCCTACTAATTAGGTAAACATTTTACTTTTATTCTTCGCTTTTGATGCCTTGCGCATAGAAGCGTGTGGTTCGTACTGGCGCCCCATATTTGAGTCGGTACCCAACCTGTGATGTTTCAGAGTTGTATTCAGTCCCATTCACAGCAAACGACTTTGAATCACCATTCTTGCGCCAAGGGTGGTTATCAGGCAAAAGATCATTGTCAGTCCGATATTTGGTGTTCTCGGGTTTTCCAGTTCGCAATATTTTTAGGAACGAATTCACGCGTGCCAATGCCCATTGTTGCGGGCTAGCGGCACCCTTGTTGGGTGTGAACGAAGCCAGTCCACGCCGATACACGGACTTCAGCGAGCGGAGATTGGTTTGTGACCAGTCCTTGCTCTTTGTGCGGTTCATTTCGGCATTATGTTGGCGAACCTTCATCGCCAAAGTGTTTATCACCTGCGAACTCATGTCTATCTCTTTGGTCTTGCCAGCTTTGGACTTTGTTCGGATAGCACCAGAAAGGGATCCGAAGTGCCCTGTGGCCGAGATAAAAGATTTGCCTGGATTTGGGTACTGTGCAGCCTGTTGATTATGTAGATTCTGTGCATATATATCAGCGTCTCGTATGTTTGAAAATTTACCTAAATGCTGACCGCTTCTTTGGTAGTACTTAATGGCTTCTCGGTCGCTTACTATTACGCCACTCCCATTAGGTCTTTTGATTACTGTAGGGATGACAACAGCCGTATTCCCTTCGGTGATTGTTATGGAACGAACCGTGCTGATAGACCCGTCGCGATTTTTTACAACAGGACGATTATTTAAATCTATATTGCCTTTGGTTACTTCACCCTTTGGTCGTTTCTCCTGTTTAGGTGAAACCCGTGTATCATCTACACCACCCGGTGTGGACGCAACATAGCCGTCACCGTCGCCATCAATTGGTTTATTCCCACTACTGGCAACAGAACCACCAATTGGATCACCTAAAGTCTTTTCCTTAAATCCTGTTCCCTGTCGGCGAGGATTATTCCTAGGGCTGTTATCTCCTCGGATACCTGTGACACGGTTGTAGTCAGAAACATTGGAGCATGGAAGCCAAACAAGTTTTCCATCTCTGGCGGTGTAACGACGAATACCGATACAGCCGATGTTCCTTGCACGAATACGGGCAGAATCGGGGTCGCTGAAAGTATCAGGATCTGTAGACCTACTCACGCGGTTTACAAAGCCTTTCTTTTCTACCGATTTTCCACTCACGGAAGCGGAAACTAGCCCACCACCTGGCAAAGTCTCTATGCCGGCAATCGGTTTCTCATCTAGATTCTGCCACCTCTGTTTTGGTTTGCGAGGAACAAAGAACAGACGACCATTTCGCCTAACGACCCGTAGACCCGTAAGCCCATCGTCTTTGCCAGCATCCAAAGCTTCTTGGCGCGACTCGTACATTTGAGCGGAATTAGAATCAGACAAATAACTTCTTTTAGATACGGCTGTATCAATCATTTTCGTCAAGTTGCCGTAGTACGCCAATAAATCATTTTTGCCCTTAGACGCAGCAGAAAACTCCTCGGCTGACGCACAAGGCATCCAAGCCCCATTTGTATTCTGATGCACCCCAAAGCAACCAATTTGTTTTGCTACGGAAAGAGCTTGCGAGCGATCTGGCTCACTCATTGCTTGATGACCTTCTGACCCGTTTGTTTGTTGTCTTTATATCTTCGGTATTCTCGGCAGTTGGTATGCCGCTACCATCACCGAACAGTACAAAGTCGTTATAGGCTTTCTGAAATTCATCTTTGTTCTCATCTTTTGCGAAATACCAAAGAACCGATTCAAACACATCGGGCTTTGTCTTGTCGGCGGAGAGAGTGTATGCGAGATGTGCTAAACGGTTCCTGAAATCTGCATCCTCAATCTCGTAGTAGCGCATGAGAATGGTATTTTTGGTTTCTTCATTCAACGCCATTAGACGGCCTTTCTCGGAACTAGTGTTCGTGGGTCACGGGTAAGCATATTGCTCTCATCGTTGAATTTGTACTTTCCAGTTCCAAATCTGTAGAAGCTAGCCATCCACTTCGCTATCTGTGCTTCACGAGCACCTGCAGCAATACCACGCTGACCCTTATCTGATCTTACACGTTGACCCTCAAGCGCAAGAATGAAGTCAAGGTGACGAACGGACCTAGGGTTGGCTTCCGCCTTTCGGATCAGATAGGCAATCCGGTTGTACTGTTCTTGATCCTGTACTAAACCGAAACCATACTTTTCAAATAATGTCAACTCTTTCTTGAATGACCTTATTGTTTCTGAAGGAATCGCGCTGTTGTCAACAAACCCAACACGACCCCAAACATACGGGCCACTGTCCAAACCAGCGCTCACTCTGGCATGTGTCATACCAGCTTCACGCAAATACATGTAGGCGTGGTTGTTGTAGAGTGTTGCAAGTCCGTTCCCTTGGAAGGCAGGCTCCATTGACAGGTAGCCGTTAGTCACTTCCTTGGCGTCAAACGCGATGGTTCTTGATGAAGATCCCGCAGGACTAATCAGGTTTCCATTCGCATCAATGTTTTCAATTTTCATACTTACACTGATAGACGTGGAATCCGCAGTGATTCTATCTACACGGAAACGGTAGAACTTTCCGTCGCGTCCAAGTATCTTTGGGTGACCATAAGCCTGTGTCGCCCACTCTATAAGTTGTTGCTTCGCACTATCGGCCTGTGGGCCGCGTGTTCTCATGTCAGCCCTGAGACTTGCTAAACGTTCTGGTGTCATCAACTTCCAAGGAGACTCTGTCTCCCCGTAGCGGGAAATCATATATTTGCCGAGATCGCCAACACGATCTTTCATTACCGATTGAACCAATCCGTTCATAACAGTTTCTTGCTGGCGAGATATTTCGGGGATCATTGATGCTGATGGCGCAACAAAAGGATTCGCTTGCCTTTCCTGAAATGCGTCACGGGCACTCTTCCAGAACCTAAACTCATCTTGTGCAGCAAGCAAACTAGCGGCCTGAACCGTCCAGGCCTGACTAATCACACCATTCTCTGCTTCAAAATTTCGTCTTACCGAATCGTAGTAGTTCGCTGCGGCTTGAAGCCGTGCATCAATATCGCGACCCGCATCAACAGCACTAGGTGCATCGGCGAGGCGCAAAAAGTGGTTATTCATTGCTACAGCTTTTTGGCTTCTCTCAAATTTTGCCTTCGCCGCCAAGTCACCCTGTCTTGCTGCTGCAACGCCCTGAGCACCTGTTCCGAGCCTGATAAGTTCGTTCATATCTTTTAGTTCAGCGAAAGACTGCGTATCAATAGAAGCAATATCTCGCACCACTGCAGGCATTGCTGTAGGTACGAACCCTTGCGCCGCTGGACGCGCAGGTGCAGGTGCGTTTACTCGTGGACGCAAACCAAGAGCAACCATTCGCTGTGATGCGAGCATCTGCTTGTTCTTGGAAATATGGTAACGACGATAATCCTTCATTAGATCCGCAAATGCTCTTTCGGCTAGTTCAGCGTTGTTCTCCCGTTCGGCGCGACGCAATTTTTCTTTAGCAACAATCATGTTGGCGACAGCAACCTGCATAGTTGCCGCTGCTTTGCGTTCCTCGCGACCTACCTGCCACCTGTCCATTCCACCGATTCGTGGTTCCTGATTTCTCTTACTTCTAGTGATCGCATTTTGTGCTGCTGTAATAACTCGCGAAGCGTTATCTATACGGAACCTAGTCGCGTTTGGTCCAGCGAACCTGTTGCGCAGCTGCGTGGCATCAAGATTGTCTACAGCAATTACGAAGTCGCGACCATCGGCGTGATGCCCAAATCGGGGGTTTCTTACTGCTGGTGCGACCTGAACGACTGCGGCAGCTGGTGGTGTTGGTATGACGGCATCGTCTGCCAAAGGTATATTCGGAACTGGTTCCGCATCAATTTCCTGAAGTCGTGACTGGAACATGTCGTGCTGTACTTTTAGCACTTCTCGCTCTGTGAATGCGCTGACAAGATTCCGGAGAACATTGTTGTCATCTGGTGACTGTTCATAGGCGCGAACCATGGCCTGTAATGTGACATTTGCTCGGACTAAACGATCCTGTGCGAAAGTTAGATTTCCTGCAAGTTCGCCACGATTGGCTTGACTCCAGTTTGGTCGCGCGATATCTGCCTCGGCTCGTGCAGCATCTACGGCTACTTGCGCCAGTTGACCTGCGGATCTGGCATTCACTTCTGCATTAGGCCCACCAGCGCCTGCCAAGAAAGTAGATAAATTGAACTGTTCTATCGGTTGTTGCGGAAGCTGTTCAGGGGTTCGCAGCATGGCATTATCCGCCTGCTGTTCCCTTGCTTGCTGGACTACGCCGACTTGCGACCAAAGACCTCGTAACGCTTGGTTGTTTCGTAGAGTATCAAACATTCCTTGGTCAAGCACATAGTACTGTCCATCCCCACGATCCTGACCGTTGCCACGCCACTCAACGTAATAGTAGGCACCACCATCGAGGCGTGAAAGCTGATTAGCTTTGTCGCTTGCAGAAGCACTATTTGAGTATGCGACGCCTGTGTGTTCAAAACGATCAGTTGGACCATCATTGTTTCGGCGTTGTGGAGCGTTGTTTATTTGGGGAAGCAATTCGTTCCAGTTGCGAGCAGTTATTGTGTCATACCTTGGATGTGAAGCCGTCAAACCAGTTGGAACACCGTTCGCATCCTCGTCCAGTGTTACGCGCCACTCGTCGCGACTCCAACGACCATTACCAGTAGTATTGAAATACGGCGGAACCTGACCGACGTCTACACCTTGTGGGCGTGGAGCGGGCTCTGGTTGCTGAACATTCTGTGCTTCGCGCGCCTGTTCAGACTCGCGATCCAGCATGTCGGCAATTTCGTTTCTGTTTCTAACTTCTTCTGATCGTGCGGCGTTGTCGCTTTGCCCTCGAGGGGCTACACGGCGTGGTCGCCTCGGCGCTGGCGCAGCTGCGCGATCACGATTAAGTTTTTCGTTTACTAAACGACCACGACCATTAATGTTTCCATCAGCATCGTAGTAGCGTCCGAAACGGCGTTCCATTTCAATTCTTTGATCAGAATCCTCTGGAAGATCACGCCACTCGGCGCGGTCTGGAAGACCTTGTCGGGGGAAACGATTTCTCACATTCCTGAAAGACCGCTCATCAGGTGCACTCTCACCTTCGGCGACCGCAGGTTGTGCTGGTGCGGGAATACGGTTTCTGTCTGTTGCACGTTGTTGCACTGCGGCTTGCCGGCGACGGCGTGGGCGGGGAGCAGCATTGGCTTCGGGTCGTTCTCGTGGAACATTTACTTGTTCAACATCTGGCGCTACAGCAGGTTGCTGTGTAGTGCGACGACGGTTTGGCTCAGGGGTGTTGACACGTGGTGGGATAACTTCCGTTGTGGCGGTATCTGAACGCCGACGATCGTTGCCATCGCCGTCCAAACGGTCAGCAGCAGCACCAGCGGCACGTTCAATTATTCCCCTGCGGCGACGCTTTCCGCCTTGTCGTGACTCGTTGCCATCAAGGATTGCTGCGGCGCGCCCTGCAGCACGCTCAACCAGTCCTGGGCGTTCAATATTTGGCACAGTCGGGGTGTTCGGAACATTCGCTGGGGTTGAATCTCCACCATCAAGAGCCTCGGCAATGCGACCAGCACCACGCTCAAGTAGACCACCATCGTTTAGTCTTCTTGCGACACGACGATTACGGCGCTCCAGACGTCGCTTGCGCTTGCGGTCATCAATGTTTTCTACACGTTCACCAAGATCGGTAAGAGTGTTGGCCAATCTTCGTGCCACACCCCAACCACAGCTTCGTCCAAATCGGTCAGTTATCTGACCACCGAATCGTGTACCAACTGGACAACGCCATCCACCGCGACGATTGGTTCCCGGCACCGACAAACTTGGATCCCAAATAGCGCGAACACGCTTAACTTCGTATGCGATAGACGAAGAGTCTTTGCTAGAGACAAATGATTTGGCACGATATTCCGTGAGATTGTTATTCATCTGCCGACCCCCCTGTGAGTACCCGCTTCGCTGCTTCTAAATTGTCGGTTGAGTATGAATCAAAGAAGTCCGAAGTCAGATTCATGGATGACTGCTCCCAGTATGTGGCTGGATCAAAGCTTGCGCCCATTTCCCGTCGTTTCTGGTTGTAGCCACTGTCAGGATTGTCTATGAAACCTTCAATGCTTCTAGCGATGTCACTATCGCCCAATACTTCCACATTCTCGCCGTCGCAAGAGATGCCAACCTGATTTCCAAAATCAGCCCATATGTTTGCTTTCATAAAATTCCGATCTATGCAGTCGCGGCTTGTAATATCTTTGTGAACAGCGCATCAGACTCGAGAACATCAACGCGAGCCCTAAGTTTTGCTATACGGGCAGCATGATCCGTAACACCGGTTACTGCACGACCAATGTTATCAATCTCTGGTGCAGATAACGCGCGACGAAGGTTTTCCGCAAGATCACGCATATCTTCACGAAGCTCTCGCTCAACGGCAGACTTTGCTTGTGCGATAGTTCTTCCAGCAGATATGAGTTCCCTGTACTTTTTGTTGTAGCCTTTCCACGGCGCCACATCAAGAGAAGAAAATTCATTTCTAGCGTAATTGAAGAACTGTAATGGTGTGTCGGTGGCTCGGACGAATGAACGACCGAAATCTATTGCCAATGCCCCATCATCTTTGAAGTGCATCCCGTTTGATCCGTGCCGGTCAATTGCACCCATGAATGCGTTGAACAGATAGTGATTCAGTCTAGAACGAGCATCGGTTACAGCATCAGCGTCGTATTGTTGCACAACTGTTGCTGAGAAGTTGGTTCCTAGTTCCAGAAGAACATGTTGCTCAAGTGCGGCAGGGTTGCGGGCATTAGGTATATCAATCAATCTGCCTTGGTTGGCAGCAAAACCAACCTCTGCGGCAAGGTAGACGCCGAGCATTTCGGCATGTTGCCCTCGCTGTGCATAAGCTGTGTCCCAACCCTTGTAAATATACCCAGCTCCCGAAGGTTGGTCTGCATCAAGCCGAATATAGAAAGTTGGCGATGTTATGGATTGCCCCTTCTTGTACAGAAATTGTACGCCATCCATCCGAAGCTTTCTGACGAGTTCCTTTGCTTCTGGCGACAACTCTTTACCCAATCTTGCTGAAACTATTTGCGCCCGGAGGGTCTGTATGTTCCGTTTCTCGTTAACTGTAAGAGTGTTGAATGCGCGACCAGGGTACACATATCCCGCAAGATCGGAATCCTTCTCGGTTCCTTTTGAACGATGTGTTAGAACATCTTTTATGAATTCGTCTGGCACATCACCCAATGGGCCGTTGAATCTCTTGGCTTGTGCAAGCGTCTGGATCCCAGCATTACCGACGGGGACGCGACGTATCTTGTTCTCTGGCTGTAGTTTTCCAAGAACATCGTCGTGTCTATCAAGCGGAACATTTATTGGGCGGCGAACATTAGGTGGGGTTAGGCTTGCAGGAGAATTGACGGATGGATCAGTGTCTGCTAATGCGTCTATTTCCGATGCAGACGAGAATGGGAATGTGTTTGGCTGACGATAACCGAACAAGCTTCCCCCATCAAAGCCACCAAAAGCGCGTTCACGTCGTGCCGCCTCATCTCGTCGCACAATATAAACATTGTTCTCATACATTATTGGCATGTATTCGTCACCCAGATTTAGTTCACCAATCTTGCGATCCGCAGCCACGAAAGCTTCTTCAAGCGGTGCCCGCCAAACAAGACGACCAGCATCGTTGTCAATTCCTTCGTCATTTATGCCAGATACCGAGAATTTACCTAGGTAACCAATCATCTCGCCGTCAAGTACACCATCAAGATTTAGCACCCCTGCGGCGAGAGGTGAATCTTGCTGCGGTTGCGATGGGACTTGCGGTGTCGGCACTCTTGTTGCTATACGGGGGACAGCAACAATCCCATTATTTCTGATAGCCTGCCACTTCTCGTTGTTATTATTCGCATTGCGAAGCACATCGGCTGTTTTCAGAATATGAACTTTGCCATCAAATTCAACTATTGAATAACCACCAGGTGTGGCAGGAAGTGTCTGTATCTTTTGTTTTGCTTTAGTATCGGCGTCGGTGCGATTCCCGTTTTTGATTGGTATCGCACGTGTTCCAGTAGCACGGCGAAACGGTGCTCTTTGGGCAACAGGTCGTGCTGGCTGAACAGCATCAGGAACAGCGTCAGGTGTTGGTCGGCGTGTAGTGGTTCTTGTGGCACGGTTCGTAGATGTAGCACGCCGAGCTGATCGGCCACTTGGGGCGCGACGCCCAGCATTACGATCGTAAGCATCACGAAGATTAGCTTCGTTGAAATTGCGCCATTCAGCTCTTGTGAGAATGCGTAATGGTTTGCCTTGCTCTATAAGTAGTCGTTGCCCTTGGGCATATTCGTTGTACTTGCGTTTAACATAATCGTCGTAACTTTCGTTTGCGACATTCGGTACAGGACGTGGACTCCTATTTGGGCGTGGCGCAACAGGCTGCACCTCTGGCGTTACAGTACTCATGTCGGGGGTTGAGCGCTCTGGTGTGACAGGTTCAGGAGATGGGGCAACAGGCTGTGCAGGGCGTTGCTGACGAGGTGCGCGTTGTGCTGCTCCAGGTCGCTTACCACCGCCACGACCTGCAGGGGCTTGTGGAGCCTGACGCTCATTGTTGTTACGAGGCTTGGGCATCCCATCTTCGCCCATAAGCAATTGCCCGACCATCTGCATCCCAGCTTCTGTGAGCGGTCCGCGACGACGGCGTGCTCCGCCTTGACGGTCACCATCTAATCTCTCGGCAACACGACCCGCAGCGCGCTCAACTATTCCACGGTCATCTCCGCCTTGATCTCCACCAAGACCATCGGCGATCCGTCCTGCCATACGCTCAACTGGTCCACCTTCGTTCAGACGTTGCGCCATTCGTGCGTTTCTACGAGCAACACGCTTTTTGCGGCGGTTGTCATCAATTCCTTCTACGCGCTCGCCAATATCCGAAACCGCATTGGCCAGTCGTCGGGCTACTCCCCAACCGCAGCTTCTGCCGAACCGGTCAGTTATTTGACCTCCATAACGAGTGCCTACTGGGCATCGCCATCCACCACGACGATCCGTTCCAGGGATACTCAAAGAAGGATCCCATAACGCGCGAACACGCTTCACTTCATAACCGTACGATGATTTAGTTTGGTCAGATATAAATGCAGCAGCCTTATATTGAACTGTATTTACAAATTCGTAGCTCGCAACATCGTATAGCGGTATGTCTAGAAGCGAGACAACCGGAAGAGTAGTTTTTTCTGATAAGACTATTTTGTTTTTCATAAATATCAGGCAATCTTCACTAGTTCAAGGAATCGTTCTTTTAGCTTGGAAAGGTTCGCTAGACGACGGTCATAAAGGCGTCGCACAACATCTACGTGTGCGCGCTCGGCGCTTGACAAAATACCATCCGAGTTCAAGCGGGCAATGTATTTCGCCCAGTCAAAGCTTCTCGCCTTCCTGAGAAGGTCGTCCCACGAAACAGTGAGAAGTTGCCTTTCGCGATCACTCAGATTAGCAAAGGCTTTACCGTAATCGCGGTATGAAGAAAGCATTTCTTCTGGTAGGTCAATATTGAAGCGTCGCTCAATATCTTCCTTAGATAATCCAGCACCTGCAGATAACTCGTTGCCGGTTGGGAACGATATCCACTTACCATCACGACTTTGGAAAAGTTCTTTGTCGCTTCTGTTCCGTTTGTCTAGAAGAACATCGGCAAAAAGAACGCCAAGATAGTCAATCGCTTTAGGTCGCGATGATGCGATTTCATCCTCTTGTAGAACTTGTCGCATTCCAGCAGTCCCAACAAGTTTGCTTTGTGGCATTTTTACTCCAATATTCTTTGCCACATCGGAATAGATTTGTCGCGAAAGCGAACCATTCTCCACGGTTTGCGGAAGAAGCATGAAGGACTTTCCATCCACACGCTCAAGGAGCATTGCTCGCCCAACTCGTTTTCCTTTATAGTTTTTGCTAGTTGTTATTGCGGCGACTATCTCGCCAGCAGGTAGCGTGAATGGATCTCTCAAGTCTGTGCTTTCCGTAGCAGTTGATTGTTTTGGTTTGCCCTTTTTGAAGAATGTTTCGTAAACCCAACGGGGTGCATCATGTTTGCGGCCATCTTTCCCGATGAAGGAAACGGTTTCTGTTGGGTTTTTTACTGTTGGAAAATCTTGTGTATATTCAAAAGCACCGTCAGTCTGTGTGGTGAACTCGCGCAGATTGCTACCGACATCGTAGTCGTCGCTTTGCCCAACAACATTATTTAGCTGACGTCCGAACTTCCGTCTTTCACCAACCGTCAAATCACGAACACGCTTTACACCAATCTGTGTTCCATTTGGGGCAACAAATGAAACTTGCTGAATTCCAGCGCCAGCGAGCAATGCAAGATCATCGGACGATATGTCTTTGGGAACTTGCATCGCACGAACCATGACCCCATCTTCCATGTCTGGGTTGCCACTAAATGTCCTAAGAACCGATGATGGAACAATCGGACGGAGTATCGTTCCGTCACGGCGGATCATGCGGCCCTCGCCTGCAGGTGCGCCTTTCAGTGCGGTTATTGATGTTCGCACGGAACTACCAAGAGACTGGGCGTTCAGTGTTCCGTTCTTCGGTATTTGCGCCATACGGCGTATCTGTGACAGTCTGTCAGGAGATGTTCCGCCTTCTATGACATCCGACAAGTTCTCTACGCGTGCCGCAGTTGGAACATTGTTCACCCTGCGCAATGCTCGTATCGCTAAAGCAATCGGACTTGGAATATCAAACAACTGCGCGCCACAAGTTGAGAACTCATTATCGGTGAACCGTCCACCAAAAGCGAATCCAGCTGGACAGCGTGAAGCGCCTCGAGCGCCAGGGATGTTGGCACCAGGAATACGTGGTCCACCTGGTGTAATCATTGAGTACAGACGCGACCTAACAGGTGATCGTAATTTACTTATGTTGCCAGGTGTTACTGCGGATCCGATAGATTGCAGTGTCTGGCCAACTGGTCCACCTGCGTTTATTGTTCCAGCTTTCGTATAGACGCATGTTTCGTGCATCTTCAGGAACATTGCTGCTTTGAAATTTACTTTGTTTGCAGAGTCGTCAATCGTTGTATTGAACGCAACAGACCAACGCTGGTGGCCCATATCAGAAATACCGTATGTAGGCAATTCGTTGAGATCGGTTTCAGTATTGCGCATCCAAAGCCCTTCTTGGGTACTAGCGCCACTTTTAGTGAGATTTACGAGATTGATAATTGCGAAAGCAAGGGTTCTGATCCCCACTGCGAAGCTACGCCACGCAATGTGACCATACTCTCGGGCGTCACTTGCCCGATAGTTACATTATAGTACGACATCCCGCTCGTGGCAGTTTCCAAGTCGGTAACTTTCCGCTCAAGGTAATCAAGGCGCTTTTGCTCGGCAACAACACGATCCTCTGCCAGCACAAGCAGCGGTCCTGCTGGCGGCTCAATAACGATAAACGGTTTACCTTTAATCCCGTTGCCTGGGGTGACTAGTGCGAATCGCATTACTCCCCCATCCCTTTTCGCCATTCCGTAATTTTCATTTTATTGCGAGCCGACTTGCGCCATTCCAGCAAATTCGCATTGGTTAGAGCGTAGGGCTTGCTTTCTGGCTCATCGTTCATTATTCGTTGCCAGTCATTTTGGGAAAGGTTCGTGGCATACACCGAATACCAATGCTCGCCACCCTGCCCATAAACCTGCAATATCCCGAAGTCATCATGGACACGTTCTCCACGGCTCGGGTCACTGTTGCCAACATTCAGTATTCCGGTCATACTACGTCCGTCAGATCCCACTCAAATTCTGGTGCTTGGTTCAATATGTTCATCATCTTAGCAAATGTCTTCCTTTGTGCTGGACTTAGTGCTTTCACAACGGTTGGCGTGTCCCCTTTCGGTGGAACGACCTTACTTAAAGCTTCACGAATTCTGTTTGTCTGAAACTCATCCAACGATTTGGCGCCAGGGTATGTGTCCAACAGAGAAAGCAACAATGTTGCTTCCGCAACCGCTTCCTTCGGCTCGGTGGATCCATAGGCCGAAGAAACACCAAGCGATTCCATCACTTCGTTATACGAAAGCCCGCCTGTCTGTTTGTAGCGATAATCCACGCCAACAGCATCACTCAGGGCGTCCTCAATTCCACGAAGCCCATCTTCCCAATCACCTTCAAATAACTGATCCAGTATCTCCTTGGCTTGTTGTCGTGTCTGTATGTTTTCAGGCAGGAGTCTCCCAGGTGCGCTCCCAGTTCTAGCAACTTTAATCAGATTTGCCAGATTGCTTTGACGCTGGCTATCTCCATCCGCTGATGTAGAGAAACCAAACAGGGTTGAAACCCAGTTGGCGGGATCATCAATATCTTCAGGTTTGATCCCTGGTCCGTTTACGCGCAACGGGTCACTCCGCATTTGTATGTCAAGGTGCTTGGCTATTCCCGCGCGGTCTAGATCATCAAGGCTGTCTAGCGGCGTGTCTAACCGTATGTTGTTACGCAGTGCATACTCCGAACCCAGCAGGCTGTCTCCTATGTTGGGTCCTGCGACCTTGAGCTGATCGGCGACACTTCGTTGTGTGTCGTATTTGACCCCGTAGCGAGATGCCACAGCAGAAAAATGGGCGTTATGCCCGGTCTCATGTATTGCTAAACCAACCTGATAGTTGTCGGTTCCATTAATCCGAACGGAGTTCTCAAACATTTCACCTGGTTTTAGCTCATCTATTTCAAGGTCATCATAAAGCAATGATGATCCTTTGTACCTTTGTACCGCATAGATTTTTCCGTCAGGGGTAACAGCGTTATATGTGTAAGCTGCAGATCTGTCGTTTGATCCAGTGTGAACCTTCCCGTCATGTATCTGAATGGCAATCGCACCACGAAGATTAGGGTTTGCTTCAGTCATCAAATCCACACCGTGCAGGGACTGCAAAAGTCCAGCAGACATTTTCGCTTTTAGGATCTTGCGACCATCTTCGGTTTCGGCAAGGGCTCTGCTTCGCTCAATCTCCTGGATCAGTACCTGCGCATACGCCTTTGATGTGTCAGCTAGATTCTCGTCATCTAGACGACCCTTCAGCATTCGTATGTTTTGTTCTGAATCATCAAGGAACGTGGTTAGGGCCAAACCGACCATGTCTTTTGCGGATTGTTCCGTTTTCGGCATGCCCATAGCAACCATTAAATCTTCACCGATAACCTCAAAGTCCCTACTTGTGGCGGTCGGTAAATACTTCTTAACCATTGCTTCAACACGGGCATCAAGTACGCCGTCAAATGTGTCTGGATCAAAAACTACTGGAACAAAAGATCCTTCGGATCGTGAACTAACATCAGGTGGAGCGAAATCCGTATCTCCTGCAAAATCACCAACATCAACCTTGTTGGGGACAACCCAGTCACCCGACTCTATGCGACCTCGTTGTGCCTCAATTATCTGCTCACGTGTGAGTTCGTCACCATCGCCAAGGGGATCTGTTATTCCATCCCAGTGTGGGTATTCTGGTTCTCGCCAAATGCCGTCAGTGTTAACCCAGTCTGTCTTGTCGCCAGGGCGACCAATGACTCCGACCGTTTCCGCGAACGCCGAGAGCGCGGAGCTCGGAGTGTCCTGCGCAGTTAGTGACGGTGGTTTGGCAACAATTAGTTGCGCAGCATCATCAGGATCGGCATCAATAAACTCACGGATTCTCTGCATACTCAAAGAAATCTGATCCTGAATTTGTGTGGGAATAGGATTCTGGTCGGCATCCATTTCTATTCCAAATGCCCGATTTGCGGTTCTTTGTAAATCACTGTTTCCGCCGCTGTTCTCGTTCGTCACGGAACCACTTATCATTGCGCGTAACCGGGTTGCTAATGCTTCGGTGTCTATCTCTTGTAGCTCTGCTTGCAGCTTTGCTACCGCATCAACCACATCGTTATAGTTATCTGGGTTGTCTAATGTTTTTGTCGCCAATATTCGCCCAGGTGCTTGACGGATTATGAATCGCGATCCATTCTCCCAACTCTCGCCATCGGCATGATAGAACGCCGAACCGTTGTCAATGGGAACAGCCATATGTTCACCACCAGCATCGGTAAGCAGATAGTTCCCACTATGGCGATCAACGTTGCCGATTATTGAATCAAATACGGAAATCGTCACAAGACCCTTGGTTGATATGTTTTTCACCTGATAAAGACCTGGGTCATATGCGGAAATGAAAGATTCACCCCAGCGGTTGTGGGCCAGTTCGGTAACTAAAGCGTGCCCACCAGAAGTGTTTTTCACCAATCTCATAGCCGATGACGGATAGCCGAATTCTTCCATTATTGCGCCAGCTACAACCTCTTTTATCGGATCTGTTCCAGTTCGGAAAGAATCAAACTCAGGCATGTATCCATCACGCATCTGGGCGTAATCTAGTTTTGGGGCTCCAGTTTCGTTGTACAGGCGAACCGACTGAAACTTGACTCCAAGATCGGCGTTGGTTTTGTTGTCTTTGATGCGGATCATTCCATTGACCCCACCACCAGTTCCTAGAACTGTAAATCGCCCGTTGAGGTTGTCGTCGCGCTTCAAGTTTTGGAAAATTGATTGAATCAAATGCTCATCGGGGACGCTACTGAGATCCCCACCATCACGAACAAACTCAATGGCTTTATCATTGTCAAGACTCGTGTCAGCCGTTGGAAGATTGAAAGGTATGTTTCTGCCGTTCGCATCTGCAACACCTAGTTTGGCTATCGGCTGATTGTCGCGTCGGGTGGAAAGTGTGGGACGGCCCAAGCGGAATCCGTCGGAAGCTTTCTGCATCAAACGTTCAGCCATTTCGGCGATCGTTGCTGCACTTGGAGTCATGCAGTTTGACATGTTTATGTCGGTGAACTGGTTTGCGTTAGGCGTCCCAGGGGGGCAACGCATTTTGCCTAGTTCGTCAACAATTACGCCCGCTGCTCGAGCCGCGCGCATACCTGTGGTTGCAATGCCACGTTCACGTATTGTATTTCCTAGAAACCCTTTATAGAGCAGAATGTTGTCGTGTACGACACTTAGCGCTTTGTGTTGCCGTTCAATCCGTTCATTCGCCTCAAAGGCAAGCCGTGATGTTGCCATCGGCTACCTCCGGTAGGTCAGGCTGGTTCTTCAGTTGATTGAGCTTCTTCGGCGACACCATCGGCATCAACTAAAGTTTCACTCTTTTTGCGCGAACGCTTTTTAGGTGTTTCTTCCACAATAGCAGCATCAGTCTCTTCAACAGGATCGGCGACTACTACCACATCGGCAACAGTCTCCTCAACGATTGGTGCTGGAGTAGCAACGACAACTTCGGCTGGCTTACTAGGTATACCACTTGGTGGTTGGTTTATTTTTCGCATTAGAAACCTTTTCCCTCAATCTCTTGTTCAACTTGGAGTAACTCAAATTCCATCAATCCGCTAATGAAATGCTTTGCCTCTTGATCGGACAACACTTCTTCTTCGTCGTCCGACTTCTCTGACCAAGACTCAGGGATCAAATCGTCTGCACCAAGAGCAGCGGCACGTTTCATTATGTGTGCCTTTGTTCTGGCTTTGTTGGATGCTCGTCCGTACGCCATGATTGCGTTCTTCAGATCGTCCTCATCCTTGATCGGATATGATCCGTCCGAAAGCGCCATTCCCTCTTTTGCCATAGACATTCTCTCGTCGTCCGAGTACATTGCCTTTAGTGCGAGGTCGGCTACTTCGGCATCCATTTCAGCGGTTTCGTCGGCACTGTATTCGTCCCAACCAAGTACTTCGCCATCAATTCCCACATAAACATCGTAGGACTTTCCATCCAGACCATCAATTTCTACGGCGTATGCGTCGTAGCCTTCAAACATGTCTGCATCAACCGAAACAACATCACCTGCAATAGATTTTGTTGCAAACTCTGCGGCCTCGGAGAACGAAATTACTTTCTCACCCGGGATTGTTGCTATCTCGCCGATTAGATCATCGTTGAGTAGGTGCCAGCCCATGCATTCGCCTGTTGTACCGTCAAAGTAGGCTTCAACTGCTTTTCCATCTTTGCGCTCAACATCAACGACGAATATGTCTGTTTTGTCGGCGTAGCCTGAATCCAGAACTTTTCCAGCGAACATGTCCTCAGCGAAACCTTCTACCTCTACTAGCGAGGGCATGTTTCCTTCTGCGGCACATCCACCTGGGCATTGTGCACAAACATCGGCGGAACCAGGGTAAACCTTTCGCTCTACGGCACAAACAAATGCGGAATCATCAAAGTCGGCTGACTTTACTCCCATAGTGTTCATGCGCATGTCGCGTGCCTTCTTTCGGCGAGCAACGATTGCTGCAAAGTCTTCGTCGGACATTCCCATCATGCCCATCATCTTTTCGTCGTCCTCAGTCTCAGGTGCTACTTGTGCAGCAACAACTGGTTCCTCGTCGGCTGGTGCTGTCTCGGCGACAACTGCTTCGCTGGCGACCTCTTCATCTTCGGCATCAGGCTTTGCCATTTCAGGCATTTCTTCTTCAGCTTCTTTTTGTACGCTTGGCTTCTTCTTCGCCAAAGCGAGCGCAGCAACCATTTCGTCCTCGCTCATACCTTTGGTTCCGTCCTCGGACACCCACTCGGTTGAATCGGACTTGACATCGGTCTCTTCTATAGCCACAGAAATATCTCCATCTACATCGGACTTTACGTTTACTGCAGGGGCACCACACTTGCCACAAACCTTTGTTCCAGGCTTGTAACCACACTCAGAAAGATCCAGTTTTTTTGCACACTCAATCGTGCCGTCTGCCATCAACTTAACCATTGGTTCGCTTGCCATTGTCTCGTTCTCCTTGTATTGCATTGTCTTGGCAACACAACCATTGGGGGATTGGCATCCGCTGCATGGATCTAGGCGTTTTGCGCCCGTTACCAAACAGTGGTACTTCACCCTATTTGCTGGAAGACCATTACTTGCAGTATAACTCATAACCGTACGGGCTTTATCTAATTGCTGTATTCACTTATGCGATGATCAACATAGCACATCAAATGCCAATGCTTTTCTTTGCATGACGATCCGCGGCAATTACTGCCGAGAATGCTTCTTCGGATATGTCATCTGCGTCAGACAAAACAATTCCAAGCTCGGTGACTTCGTGGCTAATGCCGTGATAGTCCAGAACGGAATCAATAATTGATTTGTATTCTGCGATGTTCTCTGTATCCACATTTAGTAGATACTCGGATTTTGCTTCCAACGATGTACCACCAGCCTGCAGAACATCCTGCAGTAATGTCAATGCCTGATTGAGTTTCTGGACATTTTTGCCAGAAATAACCCGACCCGCTTTAGTCTCTTGCTCGGCTTCGGCAGACTTCATCATAGACATAACCGCACGTATTATCTGGGCGAGGTTCTGTCCTCCGGTCGGTTTCCCGCCGCCACAATTACCGCCACAGTCACTTCCGCAGTTCCCGCCACAACCGCAATCTTTGCCACTTGGGAGGGCAACGACAACCATCTTTCCGTCGTCATCCTCGCCTTCAATTTCCCAGTTGTCATCATCGGTCATTTGGCTGATGAAATCTGGCTCGGCATTCATGAATTCCTTGAGTGATTCGTAACCCATCTTGGACATTTCTTCATCACTCATGTCGTCCATAGCAATTTCTTTTGGTTCATTTGCCATTGCTAGTCGCTCGGCGAACTCTTCCATTGCCTTGAAATTGGTTTCGTCATCGCCGTGATCCCCAAGTATTTCTTTCATATCATCAATGGAAATCATTGCAGACTTGCCAGGTGCCAAACGACTGAGACGCTCGTTCCATTGGCTATCTGACCAAATAGATCCGTTCACAACGCCCTTCATCTTCTTCTTGCAGTTCTTCATGCCAGCGTGATGGCAACCCTCGTTCGGCCACAATCCCGTTGTTTCGTGGTGAAGCCAAGCGCAAATGTTGTTCAGTGGGAATAACTCGGGGTGGTCAGCCAATATCACTCTGCAGCGACGGAATCCACCGTCTTTACGCATGATTGGGCGCCAATATTTGAGCAATTGCTCAAGGTTGCCACGGCGTGGACCGTACCCGCGAAGTACATCGCCGGTTATGTTCTCTTGTGGGATGACCCCGCCCAGAGGATCGGCTTTCGGGCTGTCTTTTGGTTCAACGCCTTCAGGGATCATTGGATTCTCATCCATTTCGTATCGGTCAACAAATGTTGATCGCATGTTTACGTTTGTTCCACGTGGGTTCCCATTGACGGGCTTGTCTTCTTCCATTGGTAGGTAGACGACTTCTGGCTTGACCCGACTTGGATCCCCGAACATGAATTCTTTGCCGTTGAAGTGGTATGAAACACGCATTGTCATGCGCTCACCTTCACGGCTCATGTGATCAAATACGACAAGGTTAGGGTCTGCCGAGCGAACGCGAACCGCACCACCGAAGCGCTTGGCTAGTGCGAGCGGAAGATTTACTTCACGACCAAGCTCTGGGCGCGGTGCGACAACGCCGTCGTCGTCCTCTTCCTCGTACCCATCTTTTTCTTTGCTTGCGGCGTAGCGATCCAATAATCGTCGCCCTTTTGCGGCTAGATCAGCGGCATCACCCGAATTCTGTGGAACTGGCTCACCCCAGGCTGCTGCCGAAAGTGCTAATCGTGTTGGCTTGCCATCTTCGTCCTTCATTGGCCCAGATGGGTTGGTGAAGAATCGGGTTAGAAATGATCCTTTGCGACGCATCTTCATGGGGGTGTCCGCAGGACCCATAACACCAGGCTTGAGGTTCGCCCCTTCGGTTATTCGGAAATGGCGCCGACCCGCAGCCGTTAGACCACCGTCAGGATCTTTCAGAGGGGACTTTTCGTCGTTACCGATTGGCACACAGTTGGGAACCATGTCGCCATTCTTGCCTTTTTTCATCCCAAATTGTTGGTAGCCAGGCCAGCACGGACCTTCGTCTGCGGCCTTCCTTGATTCATCCGCCTTGACGGATATGGTGCCAGTGAGATTATTTGCACCGTGCAGAACTGGGCTTACTTCGTATAGTTCCACTTCGCGGAGAAGGTTTGCTTTGCGTGACTGGTCGTAGTCGGCGTTGAGGGTTTTGTATCCAATAGACCATTCTTGCTCTTCGCCAAAGAACGAGACATCCGAGAACGCTTGCTTGCCGCGTTCGGACTTGAGGTTGAATTGTACGCGTGCATAAAGGCCGCCAATTCCTGCGCGCTTCATTTTGGCTGGGAGGCGAGAATCGCTGGCTGGTACTTCGTAAATCTCTAGAACTTTCCCAATTGGCTCATTCCAGTTGTGACCCCAAACCACGCGTGGCTTGCGACGTTTAAGACTTTCTGTAAATGCGCCTGGAAGGACAATGTCACCGACAGAATCTTTATTGCCGACACCCGCTACGAAACATTCAACTATGCCCTGTGCTTCGTCAATGTTTATTTGGCCGTTGATGGATTTGTAGGCTGTCTCAACGGTTTGTAAGTCGGACTTATTGGTCATTGTTGCTCCTTGGTATCTATATAGGATAAACCAAAAAGGGTGCTATAAATGCACCTACAACGATGCGAAGGATTTAGTTTACAGAAAGTCTTCTATTCAAAATTGAAACGGAGACGACAACGACAGTTGTATACCAATCCAGGTGGCGCAATCGGATCGCCAGGGAACCGAAGGACTGTTCCACCGACCGTGAAACCTTCTTCTAGACCCACTTCCTTGCCCTCGAGGTACGCATGTGCTGCGCGAACCTTGCTGTCTTTTCGCGTCACCCACCTTTTGCGCCCACCTGAGTCTTTGGCGGAAAGATAAACGCCAGCATTGTGTGCCGACTGTGCTTCGTGCTCCGCCATTGCACGGCGACGTTTGCCCAACAAATTGACGAATATTGCCACCAAAGCCACACGCAACAACAAGGAACGATCCTCATCCTTGCCCATAGCTTGCGCCACAAGGGTTGCGGCAAGGATTTCCTCAAACGTGGTTTGGTTTGCCTGTTGCATTCGGGTTATCTGATCTTGGGTCATCTTCTCAAGCTCGTCAGCGTCAATCTCAGCTGATTGCCGGCTCCGCGAAGCAACATACGACTTGGCGTCATTGCAGATTGCGGTGAGTATTGGCTTCACATCATCGGCTAGTTGCCTGTTCCAAACATCTTTGTCAAACACCAGATCTGCCGTAAAGGTTCCGTTTGCCAAAGCGCGGCGGGATTTAGCTCCGTTTACCTTTTCTAGAACTACACGCTGCTGACGCTCAAATATTCTCTCAAGCGTACGATCCAATATTTCTGTCCAACGATCGGTGTCTTGGTCAGCTTTGGTTTCAACGTCGGAGTTGAATTCTGCAAGTTGCTTTATCTGTAGATCCTCAAAGGATTCCGACAACTGCTGCTGGGGCTGAAGTGCGGCATCCTGCGCTGGTGCGGTAGGTTCAGGTGCAGGTATTGGAGCGGGTGGGGCGGGTTGCGGCATTTGAGGTGCACCAGGAATCGGTGGGATGCCAGGTTGCGTAGCGCCTTCGGCGCCAACCATATCAACAGGTTGCTGTTCCTCTGGCTTGAAAGCCTTCTCGGTGTTAGCAATCGGCGTGAGGTTCGGGTTGGAGAGGAGGCTGTCGGCCAACTCGGAATCAACCTTCTTGCGACCAGTCATGTCACGGTACTCGTTCACCGAAATGAGACCCTGCTGAAATTCATCCATGACATATCGTTCGCGCTCTTGCTTCGCCATAATCAAAATAGGTATGCCCGAAGTATCAAAGTCAATATAATTTTCTTCATCAAGTTCATCTAATGCGCGCGCCAAAATTTCCAAGTGTGTGGTCATCGTCTCAAGCCAGAACACACGAAGCTCTTCGGCGGCATTTGAGAATGTTCTTCCCGCAGCGTTACCAATAACGGACTCAGGTACACCGAACGCAGAAAGTATTTCTTCTTTCTGAATTTGACGCATCTGAATATATGCGGCGTCTCGAGGTGATGCCGATGTATCTATGTAGTCAACGCCATCGGATGAGGCAATAACCGATGTTGAGCCAGTTCGTGAAAGGTTTCCACGGAACCTACTCTTTAGTTCATCCTTGTCGTCGGGATCAATGTCGCCACGGACTACAAGCAATCCACCTGGGCGACCATCATTGAGCATGTAGTTACGGTTATACAGTTTTGCTAGAACCTCAAGCTCAATGGCTATACCAGCCGATTCCATTGGGGTTATTGAGAGATATGGGTCTAGCGGGTGTGGGCGACGAACCCAGCAGACATCTTCGGGCTTGAGATAAAGTTTCTGTCCGTTTCGCATGTCAACTTCGTAACCAGAAACAAATTTCTTTACGTCAGGTATAGGGGATGTATGTTGAGGTGGAAGCAACTGCAGGCCGATTAGCGATCCGTCACGGCCACGGATCTTCTCAATGAATGCGCCGCGGCTACTGAGTAGAAGTTGTGACGAAAGTCTGTAACGGAATATGAAAGAGTTCTCGCCGATATTTGTTTTTGAATTAAGCAACTCGAGCAATTCGTTGTTTTTGCTAGGAACAATACGACCTTGCTTGTTGTTGTCCTTGCGGAGCATTGCGGGGAGTTTTGCCTGATTACTGGCGATGGCATCTATGCAACGGAACACCCAAGTAACTTTTTGCATACCTTCGCGGTATGCACGCTCAATGTCCCAGCTGTCTTTGTATGGACGGTTTACTTGTCCAGCATTGAATGCGACTGGCGCACCCACACTAGAAAGCGCCTTTTCATCAAAAGAACCATTGAGACTCTTGTTGTTACTGTCGGAATTCCATGCCATTATTCAGCCCCCAAGAGGTATCCGTAAATACCGCAAGTAATCCCAAAACAGATAAGTCCGGCTGGGAATAGTATCATTGCTGTACCGACTGATGTACCAAAAACAAATGCGGTCATTGCTACATGGGCGAAGAAACCACGGCTTGTCTTCCCAATCAAATATTTTATAAGTTTCATGTGGAAGTCACCTTAGCAGAGATGAACCATTATTAATACTACATTATTGAACGAGCAACACCGATTATCGTGGGATGTTACATGACCGACTGGCAGAAAGTACATGAGTGGCTACAACCGAAGCTTCCTTCGTTCTGCCCTGAAGAAGCTTCGCTCACACAAAAAGTATTTTTGCGAACAAACGCTCAAGAGGCATTGTTTGGTGGTGCCGCAGGTGGAGGCAAGTCATCTGCACTCCTAATGTCTGCTTTGCAGTACGTGGATGTCCCAGGGTATTCAGCAATTCTTTTCAGAAGGACATATGCCGACTTGGCGCTCCCAGGAGCACTAATGGACAGATTCAAGAGTTGGGTCGGCAATTATGACGATGTTATATGGAACGCAAACAGTTATGTAGCCACGTTTCCTTCTGGGGCTCGTATTACATTCGGTTACTTAAATAACACTAACGACTATTTGCGTTATAAAGGTTCCGAATTTCAGTTCATAGGGATGGACGAAGTCACGGAAATACGGGAATCTGACTATCGGTATATGTTCTCCCGTCTACGCCGACCCGTAAGCGGTGAATTATCCAAGGTTCCACTCCGCATGAGGGCAGCCTCAAACCCAGCCCCAAACTGGGTAAGACAACGATTTATCGTAGAAGGGCGCGACGCAGGGCGTATTTTTGTGCCTTCCAAGCTAACTGACAACCCTGGTATTGACGCCGAATCTTACCGCCAGTCCCTCCAATCTTTGGATCCAATAGAGCGACGGAGACTAGAGGAGGGTGACTGGTGGTCCACAACCTTGGGCACATTGTTCAGCCGTACGGATTTCGTGATCCTAGACCCGCAAGACATACCCCAAATGACATCCTCTACCCGTGTTGTCCGCTATTGGGACTTGGCGGCCACCGAGCCACATTCGGGTAATACCAACCCCGACTGGACGGTCGGAACCCTAATGCTATTTGATCAGGGTATTGCCTATGTTCTAGATGTCCGGAAAATACGGGCAAACTCGGACAAAGTTGAGAAGTTTGTTGCCGACACCGCCACTGAGGATGGGCATGCCGTGGCAGTGCGTATGGAGCAGGAACCAGGATCGTCTGGGAAAGCCCTTATTGACCAATACGCCAGATACGTAATCCCCGGATACGACCTAATCGGAATCAGATCATCAGGTGACAAGCTGACTCGAGCCCGACCATTTGCTGCTGCAGTGGCAAACGGAAATGTGCGTGTTGTTCGCGGTCGCTGGCTTACAGACTGGCTTGACGAGATGACATCCTTTCCGGAAGCATGCGATCACGACGATCAGGTTGACTCAGCTGTTGGGGCGTTTACATTTTTGGCAGGATTGGGGTTGCCTCAACGCGGGAAGGTGAGTATCATCGTGTGAACATAAGCGATAAAGGACGGTAAATATGACCGATAAACCACTAGCCACTAATCTAGAATTTTTAGAAGAATTACGAACCTTGGTTTGGAATACCGACAAGCAATTGTCCGTGTTCCTTGAAACAGCCAGCCCAGAAGATGTATTTGAGGCACTCGTATTACTGCACGCAATCAAGGGCGATATTGGAGATACCTACGGGATGTTCTCGGCGAGCGCTGGCCAAATGTTGTCCGACAAAGAAGTTGTGACCAAGAACGGAACAACCGTTGAGAAGAAGGTTGCTTCTGATCGTCGCGGCTGGGAACACAAAAAACTCGCACACGAAGTTGTGCGAAGACTGAACGACATGTCTGTGGATATGGATACTGGCGAAGTCATAACCTCAGCCGACGAGATTATTGAACGAATATTTGATTACGTTCAGCCTTCCTACTGGCGTATCAAAGAGCTAACAAAAATAGGAATAAATGCCGACAGTTATTGCGAAGTCGGGGATATCAAAACTAGCATTATCGTCAGAAAGGCGAAATAAACATGTCAACAAATATTTACCAAGCACTATCCGAACAGTTCCCTGCGGAAATGGAGCGAATGCTCAACAAGGGTGGAACCAACCTTACGTACATACCTGTAAGCGAAGTGATCAACAGGCTCAACAAGGTGCTCGGTGTTGAGAACTGGTCGTTCACGGTTACATCCTGGCAACAACTCGGAACATCCATCGTTGCGCATGTGAGCGTGAAGGCAACCATCAATGGCGTTGAGGTGACACGCGACGGTGTGGGTGGACAGAAAGTCAAGATGAACAAACAAGGGGAGCCTGTTGACATTGGCGACGAAGTCAAGGGGGCTGTTTCCGATGCACTCAAGAAAGCAGTACAAACGCTTGGGGTTGCGCTCTACTTGGCGCGTAGCGAAGAGGCGATGGTCATGGAGCAGGTTATGGACACCCCAGCAGCCCCACCCTCACCTGAGCCGCTTCAGCAGTATCAACAGTTCAAGTCATTACTGGATTCGCTGAATGATGAGAAGAAAAACCAAGTGAAGGCCTACTGGAGTCAGTGGAGTAGTGGACGCAAGACCCCCAAGCCACACGAGTTCACAGAGGAGGAACTGTCGGTTCTTATCGCCGAAGTGATCCGACTCCAGTTTGATGGAAGTCATGTTGTTGTCGGTAACGATCCTGCCGAGACTGAGACAACGGAAACAAAGTCATTCCCGCCAAAAGCAAAAGCGAAGTAGGGTGTGCTGCAGGCACCAGAATATCTCTCGCCTAGCTCTATATCAACATTCCAGCAATGTCCTCTTAAGTACAAGTATTCACGAATAGACAAAATGTCGGAACCCCCAACGGGGCCAACACTTTTAGGCAACTTCGTCCACGAAGTACTTGAGACAATGTACAAAACCGTAGAGCCTGCGGACAGAACTTTGCAAACGGCGAAGTTTCTTTTAGCTCAGATTTGGCCGAACTGGTCGGAACAAATTGATGAAATAATTAGGAATCCAGACGAACGACGCCAATTGCGTTGGCAAGCATGGTGGTGCGTAGAGAACCTGTTTAAGATGGAGGACCCTACGAAGTTGGTTCTGACGGGTGTTGAAACAGAACTGAACGACACTATCGGTGGCGTGCAAATCAAGGGATTTATTGACCGTTGGATAAACACTGGCGAAGCAATAGATA